CTCAGTGGGTGTCGGAGACTCAGTGGGTGTCGGAGACTCAGTGGGTGTCGGAGACTCAGTGGGTGTCGGAGACTCAGTGGGTGTCGGAGACTCAGTGGGTGTCGGAGACTCAGTGGGTGTCGGCGTAGGGGTATCCGTGGGCGTAGGGGTATCCGTGGGCGTAGAGTCTAAGCCTAGGCCCCTAACTAAAGGAGCATTTTGATGAGTGCCAGATCGCATAAACTACTCGCCTATTTTGGATAGTATCTTAGAAATCACGGGATTTCTGATTATATCTATGTTCTCTAGCTTGAAAGTGCCGACATCTTGTATGCCTTGAAGTTTATCATGCCAATATGGAAGGCCCGACTTTCCAGACATAAGATCGGACTGTTTGTCATCGCCTACCAAAACGGCTTTGCTATTAAATCCGACTCTTGTAATGAAAAGTTTTATTTGCTCTTGAGTGCAATTTTGAGCTTCATCAAGTATCATGTAGGCATCGTGGTAGTTCATTCCGCGCATATAGGCCAAAGGGGCTATGATTATCTCTTGCGACCCTCTATATCCGGCTCCGTTATTGATAAATTCTTGAAGTTGAGCCTTGGAAAGGTACTGGAGAAGTTCATAATAAATGGGCTGAAGATACGGGTCTATCTTCTCTGAGAAACTTCCTGGGAGATAGCCCAGTTTTTCTCCCGCCTCAACTACCGGCCTGGTGATGACCAGCCTCTTGTATTCGCCAAGCAAAAGTTTTTCTATGCCGTAGGCGACAGAAATTTTGGTCTTGCCGCACCCAGCCGGACCCATTGCGAGGGTGACGGTATTCTCGGCTAGTGTTCTTATGAGCTCAGCTTGGTTTTCAGTCTTTGGTTTCAGCCTTGACCTAAACGGCTTGTCTTGATGTTGATTCTGCTGCTGTTGTTGTCTTTGCTTTGGTCTAACGGACTTTTTCTGCTTGTGGCCCATTTATCCTCGTTGTTGAAATTATTGAACCTGCTTAGCTACAGAACGCAGAACGTTTTCAATATATACCCCGGAGAGTCCAAATTACCAGGAAGCCCAGATGAGATTTGCGGAATACTTGAACGAACAAACCGAGTCCGAAAAAGACATCAAAAGGACAATGAAAAAACTACCCTCCGAGCACGCCAGACTAGTGCGGGGCTACAAAGTGGTTTTTCAGCCTTCGAACTCGCTCAAGGGCGATAAAAAGCACATAGGGCTAATAGACGAAAAAAACAAAACCATAACGATATCATCCCCATGGCATTACGGAAGAGAATACACATTGCTTCACGAAATCGGGCACGCAGTTTGGAAATATTTGGTGAGCGACGAAAAAAAAGAAGAATGGAAAAAAATACTTTCCAAAGTAAAAGCGGAAAACAAAAAAGACTTGAATCAAGATGAAGAGGAAATTTTCTGCATGTCGTATGCTCAGTACTATGCTAAAAACAAGATTAAAAAATATGATCACAAAATCCTAGTGGATTTTATATCAGAAATCTAATTGTGGAGAAAAAATGAGCGAAGGAGAAGTATACTGCGTAATCAATCTGGAGAAGTATGCTGAGTACATGAGAAAAAATGCAGCCATTTCTTTCGCAGAGAATTACGAAGATTCGCTGGATGACTTTGTAACGATACCTCAATCGTGCAACATAATTAAAGAAAATTCAATAGGTCAAGACGAAGAAGGAAGATGTCTTTTAGATGACAAAGCCCATGAGAAAATTTCAGAGGCGCTAAGGGTCAGAATATACAATGTCGGCGTATCAAAACTAGCGGCGGAAGGTCACTTGGAGTGTGCTTGGGACGATGAAAAAAATGAAATGATCTTCTGGGCGAAAGAAGAGTGAAATTCGCCCAACAAAATTTTCTTATTTAAATATCTCTGCCCTGTTTTTCCCTGACAACCTGAGGGATCATTACCATGGCTTGCTCTATAAGCCTCTCATACTCGTTTATGTCCAAAGAAAAGATTCTGTAGTGGTGGGCAATGATGTTCTTCATTATCTGCGGCTTGAAGCCCTTGTTTTGAGCCTCTACCGTAAAAACAAATGGAGCTCCTATTTGAGGAAGTCTTTCTTCAAAAGGCCCGACCTTTTCCCAACAATTTCTCGTAACAAGCATGCACCATTCTTGAATAAAGTCAACCTTCTGAGATTGCATATAGTACGACTGAAGTTCCAGCCCTACCAGACCTGAGTTAGAGGATTCGGAAACATTAATCAGAAGATCCATCCAAGCAGGATTGGTGATGACGACATCGCAATGAAGGAAAATAAGATACTTGGACTTTTTATTGGCTCTTTCTGCGCCTTTATTCGCTGCTGCGCTCCAGAACAGATTCTCCTTGTTTTTTATTACTGTGACCTCATTCTTGATATCATCCAAGAAGTCCTGGGAGTCTGCCCCAGAATTATTGTCTACGACTATTATTTCATAGTTATTGTTCATGCTTGTTACAGCAATTGACTGGAGACATATATTCAGGTACTCCGGTCTGTCTTTGTGAACTATGATTATGGAAACTTGCTCATCGCTGTTGCTTTCCAAGTTCAAAGTAAGTTCTGGTCGCTCGCCTTCAAGTGGATTGTGGGGTATCATCAATATCTCCTTCGGTTTTGTTCGGAACGGAACTCAAGTCTATTTTAGCTTTGAGGCTATCTATTTGATTATTGGTCGCTGGAAAAAAAACGGAGGATATGGGCGGACAAACAGGTCCGATCTCTACAAACCCATCCCCGCACTTAATTTTAATCACCTTGTCGTCAATCATTGTCTACCTCTATTTCAAAAACACCAGCCTCTAGTTGGCAAGTGGCATCCCCTTGGGGCGTGGATATAATCTTTGGCTTCCACTTTCCGTCTTCGGTCACAAACTGCGCCTTGAGGGTCTTCAAAAAAGAGTCTGCCTTTTGTGCAGACTTAAATGCTTTTTCAGTTTTTATGAAAACATATTCTCCATCAACTTGTCTCCCTACAGTGACCACGGCGTATAACTTGTCCATCATTCTTTCACTATCCATTCAAAGAAGTAAATAGGCTCTATCCACATTTTAGCAATTTTTTGCTTGTGTCGCAACATGATTTTGCTGCCCGAGTTAAAGACCTTAAGCTTAAAACGCTTAGATTCTAAAGTTTCCACAAACAAGCCAGGAACCAAACTTGAAACACAACACTTGTATCCGACGGGAATCTTCAAAGAAAATCCGCAATCAAAAGTGTGAGACCCCGACTCCGAAAGCAAAACCTCTTTTTCCGGTATGTTTGCAATCAATTCGGCCTTGCCGGCCTGCTCGAGGGAATGTTTCGGAATGAACTCTTCCTCGTCGCTTTCTATGCACACAGCAACTTTCTTGACATCTAAATAGATATAGTTAGAGGCGGGACTATGCGGCAGTTTTGACGAAACTTTGATTTTGTGCTCAGAAGACCAACTATCTTTCTTTTGTTCCATATTTTAATTCAAGGCTTCAAGTATTTCTGGTAGTTGGATCTAAAGTACGAGAGCGATCCATTAGGTATAGAACGGGCTGTTTTTGAAAGATGGGCCTTGTCATTGGATCCTACATTCAAGTTTTTGATGAACAATAATATGTCATCTAAAGTGGGATTGTCATACCTAGGATTTCTAACTATTCTTCTTTTGTCTTTGCCAGTGTCCGGCCTCTTCATGTGACCTACACTAAAATTTATTCCCTCCGCGTCCATCAAACTCTCCTGAAAATGTGTTTGTTGTTTTCTTCGGAAAGTTTTTGCTCGGTCCGAAGCACTTCCCGTATTTTGTCGTGCGGCATATTAAAAGCAGAATTGGCCTGCTGTTTAAACAAGGCAGAAATGATCTGCGCTGTTGAGTCTTGATCTAATTCGCACCCGTCAAGACAATAAGCCTTCTGATTCTCTACATCCAAGAACGCTATCATTTCTCCGGATTCTAAAGACGCCCTGACGGCCATGAGCATATTGACCAATGTTTTCACCAATCCTTTGTTTTGAAGCCTAAGCGATATATAAGAGTATGAACTTCAGACAATTCTTAGAGCACAACCCGCTTAAGATATATTTCCCCTCAAAAGGAAACACAGTCGGAATGCACAACGACGGCAATAGGGACGGGTCTGTTGGGTCTTTTTTGCCCTCGACATGGACAGGGAGCGAAGACTTGGGAGTGTATGGGTATGGGATGCCAGGGACCGACATACAGCTGCCCACCGTTTCGGTAGAATCTGCGATTCGCTCAATAGAAGGCTACGATCCGAAGCCTGGGGGGAAGTGCAAAGATCCGATATGGATTACAATGATGAATGGAACTAGGTTCAGCGTGCCTCGTAAATATTTCAGAGCAAACTACAAAGGAATCAAGGAAGGAGATAAGCTAAAAATCGTTTTCCGCAGAAATCCAGGCTATACCGGCGAAGAAGCATCAAGAATAATACAAGTATCTAAAATTTGAACACTACTCAAAGTTGGAGGTAGGCCTCTTCGGGGGGACCTTGTCGGGGTCAAAACCAGGATCATAAGGGCCCGGAACATATTCTCTCTTCAATGTTTCTATTACTCTATCGGCAACCTTTTTGGTTAAAAAAAGGTTATTTACAAAGAGCACTCCGATAAGTGCTGTGAGGATAATCGCCAACATTTTCAACTGTTCTTTATTCACAATAATTCTCCTTGGTGTAAAATAGTTAGTTCTTATCCATTTCTAAAAGACGAGATAACATTCTCTCATGAGACTTGCTTATTTCTTTAGGCATTTTTAATCTAGCTTCCACCAACAAGTCTCCCTTTATGCTTGGATTACGAATTGATGGCATTCCTTGACCCTTGACTCGCAACCTCGTTCCGGCCATTGTCCTCGGGGGTATTCTTATCGATAGTTTCGTTCCGAATATATCGTAGGAAATTTCACCTCCCAGCACGAGAACGGAATATGGAACATTGACATGTCCGACAAGAAAATTGCCGTCCCTGGAGAGGGAATCGTCTTTTTCCACATTTACCACAACAAACAAATCATTTCCATCCGCCGCAGCACCGGCCATTCGAATTTGGGTAGCATCCTCTACGCCAGCCGGTATTTTCACCTCTACTTCTTTGACAAAATCAACCAAAAATCCATTGCCGACGCACTCCTCGCATTTCTTAGCAGGGACTGAGCCCCGGCCCAAGCATACAGAACAAGAAGTTTGAATCCTCAAAGGCCCATTGTTTGAAAACACAAAGCCTTTGCCCGAGCAGCTGCCGCAAGCATCCCAAGAGGTCGAGCCTGTTCCTTTGCAAGAATCACAAGACTTTCTCTTTTCGGTCTTGACACTCTTTGTGGTGCCTAAATAGGCTTCCTTGAGGGAAACCTTCACCCTGACCTTTGATCCTCCCAAGGCTGACTTTTGATCACCAAAAAAATGATGAAAGATGTTGTCAAAAACATCGTCCACGGAGTTTCTGCTCCTGAAGCTGAAACTTGGGGCGCTTGAGCCTCCAAAAAAGTCAAACTTTTTGCGCCTTTGCTCATCCCCTATCAACTCAAAGGCGGCCGAGATCTCTTTGAACTTCTCGGCCGCCTCGGCTGTATTTTCCGGATTCTTATCGGGATGATATTTGGCCGCCAAAGACCTGTACGCCTTGGCTATCTGATCTTGAGAGGCGTCTCTGCTTACTCCCAAAACAAGGTATGGATCCATCATCCTTCCAAAAACACTGCCTTTATCTGGATGGGTTCAACCAAAATCCAAGGCCTGTGCGGATTCTTACGCTGCAGCTTCTGACCTTCGGGCAGAGGCGTATAATTTCCGTGAAGGGTGACTCTGTCGCCCTCCTTGAATCCCCAGTCAGAAGCGACCTTGGGACCAAGCTTGATTACATAACCTTGGGGGGCTCCATTTACAGAAGCGGACGAATCTATCTGGAGGACGGTTCCAAGCGCCTCTTGAGCAGTAAGAAGCTCAACGAGCACCTGCGATCCGCAAGGGTTGACATCAACCACTCCCGGAACTCTTGTAGCACTTTCTCCATCCGCTCCCAAAATCGTCGTATTTTTAGCCATTTTTTTCCTTTATGAGTTTTGGTTCTTCAACTATCATAGTGTTGCTTTTCAAAAAGCATCAAATTCTTTCTTGGAAGGTTTTCAAATAGTTTCAATTGTTTGTCTTTGCATGATCTCTCATCTACGCTCTTCCTATCTCTGCAAATAAAGCAACGATCATCATCACAATCAGAAACAACCCCTCCACAGCGAACACAATTGATCATTCGAGTTTCCTTTTCAATCACGAGCAAGATCCCTTGGAGCATCCACAACCCGTTTTGACATTCGGGTTGTTGAAAACAAATCCTTTCTGATCGTCCTCGTCCTTCCAATCAATCATCACTCCGTCCAAATAAAAGGCAGACCTCTTATCTACGACCAGCTTCATTCCGTCATAATCCTCGATAATGTCGCGACTTGCGTCAAAATCTTCTTTGTCCACAAAGAACAAACTATATTTGAATCCGGAACAGCCGCCTCCTTGCACAGAAACCCTAACCAGATCATTTTGGTTTGAATTCTCTAGCAAGGCCTTCTTGAATTCATTGATGGCCGAGTCCGCGATCTTAAAATCTATATCAATTTTCATCTTGATCCTTAATTTCTTTTGGTTCTATAAGGCAAAAAATATTTCTTCCTTCCATTTTGGGCTTACTGACGATCTCCCCAAAATCTTTCAATCTTTCCACAAAAGAGCCAATAACATCAAACCCTATTCCTTGATGAGCCATTTCCCTCCTCTTGAATTCAAGCTTCACGCTGACCTTCTGGCCGGAGGAAAGAAACTTGACCGCAGATTTGGCTTTCGTCTCTATGTCATGCTCTTGAATAGATGGGGAAAGATGGATCTCCTTAGTCTGTGTGTTCTTCTGGTGCTTTTTGCGCTGCTTTTTCTCCTTGACAGCTTGGTTGAATTTGAATTTTCCAAAATCCATTATTCTACAAACCGGCGGCCGGCTGTTGGGTGATATTTCCACGAGATCCAGGCCAACATCCAAGGCCAAGCCCTTCGCACTCTGGAGAGGCATCGCGCCCATGTTTTTGCCGTCTTGATCGATCACTATTACGGGTGACAACTTTATCATGTTGTTGACCCTGTAAAACTTTTCGTTTTCTTGTCTCACTTTTTAAGCCAACCCCGAGAGATCATGTCGTATTGTAGCCATAGATTGATAATAGTGACAACCCAAATAAATTAAGAACGATCTATTTCATCTATATTTCAGAGGTTGGCGAATCAACCACACTTATCAGAAAACCTTCGCCAGAAAGCGGGAATCTTTTTGTCCAATCCACACCGCCGGATGACATCATTATCAACTTGAATTCAAGCCAATAACATCCCGGAAGACTGGTGTGGTTTCCGCTCCACTTGAAAACCAAGAATGTATCGGTAAGTTCTGTTGTTACAGTTCCGTCTAATTGCATCAAATCGCTGAATACAGATTCTATCTCGGCTGGCTGGTCTCTGAATCTGAATATCTTAAGACCATCACCCTTAGACCAAGGTTGGGCGGTCGTTCCTTCATAACCTCTCTCCACAATGATGGACTTTGAGGATTCATCTATTGATGTGACGAGCATTTTTTCTGGGTTTCTTGGGCGATTCGTAGAAATCACATCGCCCACAAGAACACTGTTAAACCCGATGCTGTCGGCAAAAAGAATGTCAGTGTCGGTCGGAGAGATGTTGGCCTTTAGCTTGGCATTGAACCACATGCTTGCCTCAAGAACCAAATTTTCGTCTGTCAAATCCACGACGCCATCACAGTCCGAAACGGCGACCTTGAAATAAGGCCTTCCGTCATGCCTCTTTATGCAAAGATCGGGGGTTCCAGGGCATCCACTAGAATCTTGACATCTATTCTGCGTAGGGTTGCAGCCAACTCCCACTTCTGCGTTATACATGCGGCAAAGCCTCCAAAAATTATATACTGAAAATATGATAAAAAACGGCAGGACCTAAGTCCTGCCGTTCGAATGGGGGCAAAAATGTGAAAAATCACCTCCTTCAATGCCCTCCAATATGACACTTGCTAAATTAGCTATGCTCATGCTTATTTGCCAATCTTTTTCATCTACGCACTGACTGGATCTTGGGCCGTACACGACTCTGGTTATGCCAGAATGCGCTATCCTGAGCATACATCTGCTGCACGGGGGGCCAGTCACATAAATGGAACATCCATCAAGATCCTTTCTGTCGGCAGTCCATAGACTATTTTCCTCGGCATGAAGAACATAAGAATATTTTGATGGTCTAGACCAATCTATTAGATTGTCATCTATTTTTCTGCAACCGCCATTGTATCCTGTGCTTATTACCCTGCGGTGCTCATCTACAAGGACCGCTCCGTGTTGGGTTGAGGGGTCTTTGCTCCTCCTCGAGACAACATCTGCCATCTGGAGGAAATAAATGTCCCATTCGGGGACTTTTCTAGGTGCAAGCATTTGAATATTTTAATGCTTGGATCTATCGCAAGTCAAGTCTTATTTTTAGACTTCTTGGATCTAATCTCTTCCTTTTTGGAGGGATCCTTTTTCTCGCTCTCCTTATCTCCATCAAGATCTTTGTTTTTGATGGGGGAATTGTCTTTTTTTTGCTTGTTGTCTTCTGCTTTCTGTCTCTTGGAACCATTTATGGCCCCAAGCCTCTTCAAGTCCTTTTCCAACTCCTCCACGGATCGAACGAAAACATCTATTGATTTGTTTTGAGGCGCGTTATCGCCCTTCTTTTTGCCGCTCTTCCTTTTTTTACGACGCTTTTTCTTGGCGAGCAGTTTCTTCTGTTGCCATTCCGGGGCGGTTGAATGGCTGTTTATTGAGGCCGAAGGAATAGGAGGCATAAGACCCAAGGCAGAAGCATTTCTTAGCCTCGTGGCGGGGCTGGACTCCCTGGCTATTATCCAATCGCAAAATTTGACAAAACTCATGAAAATATCTAGAGGAAAGACTCAAATTTTGAAACGCACAAAATCATCTCGGATTCCAAAGACTCTATCGACTTGAACACTTCGGGAGCCGATTCCGGGTCTCTTTTTAATTTTTCTCTTAGAATTTTTGCCTTCATGCAAATTTCAGACATCATCCCAAGCAAAACAGATCTTTTTTCTCTCTTTTTCAATTATCTTATGCTCCCGTAAAACACTATTATAGTGGGAAAATGAAGATAACAGACAGAGATCTGAAATTTACATCTGAATTTCTAGAGGAGCCCGTTCCGCAAGATCAATCTTGGCGGCTTAAATACTTTAAAACAAGTATAAGGAACGACTTCTTAAGGTATTTCATGACATTCGGAAATTCCATAAGGTTTCGCGAACATACAGGTTTTTGTTGCTCGGAACGATATGTAAAAAAGATGAAGAGCGACTTGCTCATTTTGGAGAAAAAATACGCCTCGGCAAAAAGAGAATTAGACTTTGAGCTTGTGGCGGAGATAGAAATGGGCATGCTGAAACTATCATAGAATGTGCCGGTTCTGGATGAATGGGAATTCATGAGTATATGAAAGAGAAAGAGAGATGCCCCGAGCAACAAATATTCAAATAAGAAGAGGCAGCTCCACAGAATGGGCCAACGAAAATCCGGTACTCAATAGCGGCGAGCCAGGGTACGATAGTACGAAAAGTGCCCTGAAGATAGGAGATTCAGCAAACGAGTGGAGCAAGCTGCCCTCTGTTGTTCTGAGCGCCAATCCCGATCTCGCTTCCGGAAGCGCGCAATACAATGTGATATCGTTGAGATCTCAAATAGTAGATTTCAAGTCTGTCGGCGACACAACAATATTTACAGTGCCGGAAGGGCACATGTTTTTCATAGACAAAATGGAAGTCGTGACAACTTCCATATCGTCTCCAAACAGTGCTCCGCACATAAGATTTGGAAAATACGATTCTCTAAGCGAATTTTATGCCTCTTCCCAAGTGAGCTCCAACGCATTGGGAGAAAGACACATAATTGAGCACCCGCAAAACGGAATAACAGCGGGATCCGCAATAACCTTTGGGGTAACTGTGGCCTCTACCGCAGGATCTCATTATGGATGCGGAATAATTGTGGGGTTTCTTTTGATGGTGGAGACAACAAACTCAAGCTCTAGCAGTTCAAGCAGCGGAGTTTATGGAGCAAATTACTTTAGAAGCGGCTCGAAAAAACTTGATCTGTCTTGGTGAGAGTTGAATTCAGTCTATTAATACGCCATCTATTAATTCTAGATGAACCAAAAGCATTCCTGCAGAAAAATCTTGCGGAACAATTCTTCTTATATCTCCCAAAGTTCTTATCACATGCCTTATGTCTTGTGAAATCATATGCTCGCTGGAGGAGGTGTCAAACTTTCCGCTTTTTGCCATGCAATCATACGCCTTGTCAACAGCTCGGCATATGTCCATCCCAACGCAGAAATCTATGTATTTTGGAGAAAAAATGTCAAGGCCTTCTAGAATGGATTTGTCTTCAAAATATTTTTCAATATGAAGACGAGCCATGTCCCTAATTTCTTCGCCGTTTAAGGCCGGAGCGACTTCGCACACATCAACGGACTCATCACCCAATTCGTCCAATTCATCGTACTGGTCAAAACTGAAATTCATTTAAGGCCTCCTTTGTTCCCACAAGATATCTAAAAAAAGAGACGCAGTCAATAGATACCCATAGAAATCTGGAGACGAGATGAAAATGAAAAAAGTAGCCTTGGTCGTACTGCTTGCCGCATCAATTTCCGGATGCAATGTTTCGCCGCTGAGTCCTTCCAACAAGCCAAGAATTAAAAATAGCGGAGAAATAGGAGACATAAAGAACAACCAGAACGGCATAATGGCGGAAATCATGAGCCTAAAGAACAAGCTTGATCTCGTCGCTAGGGATGTGGAAAACTTGCAGAACGGACTGATCAACAGCAACAACAAGAATTTCGGCGTTCAAATATTTCAAGGCGACGGCGGCTTAGCCGTCGGCCTCTCTCTCTTAACGATACTTGCATTATTAGTCATAAACTACAAGCTTAAATCGGAAAAGTACAAAAAAACCGCGGAACTATTCGGAAAACAAATAAGAGAATTGAAAAATCCCAGCATAGAAGATGAAATTTTCAAGGCAGCACTTGCAAACAAAGTTGAAAAGGATGTTTACAAAATACTGAAAAATTAGTCCACATCATATCCTTGATGTATGTGCTTGAGAAGTGGATATCCGCAGCAATTGTCGCCCGAAGGAATAATTGAATCCCTAGATGCAGACTCAACATGCTTATCTATTTTTATCTTGGCATTATGTTGAAGTTTTTGGCAGTACCACTTGTTCTCGTCAAACTCGTCATTCCTTAAATAACGACATGTTTTGCTTTTGCTTGGGCTTCCAAGAAGACAAACGTCTATTAGATGCTTATAACTTAACATGAAAGATAAATTCGCTTTCCTATGGAGTCTATCATCCTGTCTCTTCCAAAATTATGGTCTATCTCGTGCTGCAATATCACTGCGCAAATTCCGGAAAAACTACTTTCAAAGTCTTCTATTCTTAGCTTATCCTCATCGCAAACCAGCCTTTTCCCCTTTACAATTACTTCGCCATACCTTTGAAGCCTGAAATGCATGCCTTTCAAAGACAAGCACCCTTCTATGGAGTCCGATTTAGCTCCTATGCCTTGATAATCGCAATCAATTAGGCAATCATACTTACGAAGCTTTTCTGGGTAGTTGGACCAATACACGAATAGCCTCCAAGGAATTCCGACTTGAGAGGCAGAAAGGCCCATCCCATCAAGTTCATCACACAAAATCTCCATACCTTTTGCGGCAACATACAAATCTTTAAGATTTTGCAAAGGAGTGTGAGATTCCGGTTTTGGTATCTTATCAAGAGGAACTATTTCCATGTCAATTTGCCAAAGCTTTGGTTATCGCCTCAGACTTTTGATTCAACCATGCTCTCAGGGCCTCCGGATTGTCTTTTAACTGACCCGGAATCCTTAATATCACGGGAATGTCATCAGAGTCATTCACAAGCAGCCCGAGATATTTGGAGACCAAATCCCTGATCACTTGTGATACATTTTTGTGACCAAGCTTTCTTGCCGAACTTTTAATCTGTTCGTGCATCTCGGGATCAAGAGACAAACTTATAATTTTTATCTTGCTATCTTTGCTCATGATGCCTTTCTAAAAATGCGATCTGATTTTTTCTTTACGGCGCTCTATCTCAGATTCCTTTCTCTTTCGCTTCCTCTTTGCACTTGGACTTTCGTAGTACTGTCTCTCTTTATATTCCGAAAGTATTCCCAACTCGTTCACTTGTCTCTTGAAAATTGACAACATCGTCTTGAATGCCCTTTCACGCTCGTAGTACGAAGCATTCGGAGGCAGATCTTTCAATTCAACCCTAACTAAAGCTTTCCTAGCCATTGTTCAACTCTAATTATTGACCGATGAAATGTTATAGTACGGAGCCAATGCGACGAGCATTGGGCATACAAAAACACACAATCAGTCCCTTTGTACTTTAATAAATCTTGAACCCAACTTCTTGTTCTTGATTCTTCTGACCGAGTCGTAAGGAACTATCTCCTCAAACTCCGCAGAAGAAGGCCAAGAATCCCTATCCATCTTGCCGTATATCTTGTTCAACTTCACGATAAGATGATCTAATAGGTTTGAATTCCAAGAAGCCCTATCTCCACTCTCTATGATAGCTCCAAATCCAAAAATATACTCCTTGGGAACCTTGTGTCCGCAAAGATCATTTAATTCGTAGTCCTTCAAACCGTTGAATTTAGCCCTCTCGTCAAAACAGACGAAGGGCGTCCTTGCTGCAATTGCGTATCTTGATATTCCACTGAACATGTCAACTACACAGCCAGTTGCCCTCATGGCCCCCAAGCACTTCATTAGGTCTATGTCTTTAAGATGAAGGCAATCGTTCGTGAACTCAGCAGAAAGATCGTAAGAGAATATGTCGTTATAGACGACCGGAAAGAATTTATTCTTCAAAAGCCTGTCGATCAAATCCGTCCAAAACTCTTTCGGAACGGAAAGTTTAGCAAGCCCTCCAAATCTCCATGAAAAAATGGTTCTTGAAGGATATATGAAAACCTTAGATTCTCTCTGGGCGAGTACGCGGGCGGACTCAACGCCTAAAGATGCACTTGAGGGTATTGCAGGCAGATATGTTTTGACATGTTTAAGCCGTTCAAAGAATTCCTTTGTTATGCCATTATTGTAAAAAGGCAAAAGATCCTTGTCTGACATGACATCGTAAAAATACTGATTTAATGCCCTGTGGATCAGCGTAGCTACAGATGAGTTATTAGAAAATCCAGATGTCTCTGTTCTCAATTTGTCCAGGGAAGTCTCGTCTTCGACCTGCCAGTATTCGTCAACATAGGGAAATAAACCCTCGTGCCCCGGCCATGAAGCAAGAATGAAATACTTGGAAGCCTTCAATTCATCTTTTATTCTTTTCAGCAAAAGAGAAGAAAGCACAAAAGAGGAGCGGTGATCGCCAAAGAACGGAAGAATTACTATGTTTTCCACAGATGTGGGCAAGTTTCTTTCTTTGAAGCGAACTCGGATAAGACCCGATTTTTCTGCGGACTTTTTGAGAAGGCTTTGCGTGTCAATCATTTGTCGCCCACCCTTTTTCTGTTGTCCTCTCTAAGCTTTGAAACAATAGACTCTTCCACCAAACCGATATGATCTTCAAAATCTCCCAATTCCATTTCCTCTATGCATTTCTTAACTATTTCCAAACCCTTGGCATTATCTTGATATACATTCAAATAGTGATTTATTGACAGTTTTCTCGGGCCAAAATCACAAAGATTTCTTCTTATGCCTTCCTGCCCTTGTCCCCATATCTGTTCCGGGCTCTCAAAAAGCAAGTAGGGAACGCCCATCATTCCGGAAAGTCTAGTGGACGCAGTCCAGAACTGGACAGTAAAACTGCACTGTTTGATGATCGCAAGGGTCGATTCCAGATTCTTGGATTCGTCCATCCTAGAAAAATCAACAACATCAGGAACGGGACAGGGCATAGTACTGACCTTCTCGCCGAGCCAAATAGGGTCATACCCCATGCCTCTCATAAGTTCTATCAAACCAACATAAAATTCAGGCTGCAGGTTCCTTCCGTAGCACTTTCTTGCCCTTGCGAAGATTCCCACGGGCTTTTTACCTAAATATTTCCTTACGCTCTCGAGACAAGATTCATCGGGCGGAGGGATCCTTATTGCCCTCGGCTTCCAATAGGAAACATCTCCCGATATGGAAGGCATTATGTTTGAACTATGGCATTGGGGGCAAGTTTTCTTTTCGTACCTACCGTCCAAGAAAACAGTGTTGTAAAAAAGCTTACAATCAAAGCACTTGGCTGATATGAATATCCTGCCTAGGTAAGAGGATGGGACTACAACACCAAAGTTCTCCAAGGTCTTTTCTAGCCTATGCAAATTTTTTGAATCGTGATGGAATGCCCTTGCATACTCGCGAAGCCACATGTGTTCCGGCTTGACTGCCCAGAATTCATCAACAAGATGCCTGTAAAGGTATTCCCTGCCGTGCCATCCGACAACTATTTTGTACTTTCCCGGATGATCCCTCATTATTCTTGGCAAACAATAAATGACCCCGGTGGTCTCGCAGCCGAACTCAGAAAAGCAACTTACAATTATGACTTGTCTAGGATCATTTGGTTTGGGCCTGTCGTTGAGCTTAAAGACATCAAATTTTATGTCTTCAATCCTCTCCTCTGCTATGAAGTCTTTTTGATCCCCAGGATTTCTTTTTGCGGTCTTTAAAAGTTTCAAGAGATTTTCCTTGTCATCTTCGCCATTCTCTTGCAAGAGGGGCATCTAAAACGCCTTGGACGCCCACAATTAGAACAAGAATTATTAATCTCCACTAAATGAGATAAATCTTTAGAAAAACCAGTGGACTCTTCAAACCACTTGCAATAACAGCACTTTATTATGAAATTATTCTGTGACATTCAACTTGGATATTTTGTGGGGTCTCTTCACGATTCCAGAATTGCTTATGGTCTCATCACCCATCCAGATGTGACAAAATCCAGAAGTTCTGTCCTTTCCTAGGGCCAGTATTCCATTCTGATCAAGCCCAACCACGACATGGGTTCCGAAATAACCCATAGGCATCTCGTTCCGATATTTATCAATCCACACCGGACCGCCCGAAACCTTTATGTAATCCCCGGGATGCAGAGTCCTCCAGTCGGAAACGGAAGATCTCCTAGGCCTTTTTTTCTTGACTTTGAAGGCAAATTTAGCGTCGCACTTTTTGCACTGCCTGAGTCTGGGCGCGCATTTTGTTCCGCAATTCGGACATGTTTTCAAAGGCATGTCATTTATTCCTTATAATTCTGAATACTCTCTTGGTCTCTTTGTACTCAAAAAGATCCCAAGCCTTTTTTTTGATTTCCTCGTCCTCATCCTCATCTATGGACGCCCCAGCCAAATCATATCGGTACGCCCCCTTGCCCAACTTTCCGCCTCCCTTGCCAAACTTGCCCGCAAGATCCTGGCAGAGCGCAGGAACCGAAACGGACGAGGCTTTGGTTCGAACGCTTCCCTCCATCTTATTTCCATCAACAAGAGCAAAAACTACCGCCGTGTTGACATCCTCCCAAGTAACCATCTCATCGGCCATGTCTGCGATCATATCTCTGTGCTTGGCTGGTATGATGCCCATTCCAACCACACCCACACTGTCTTCCACCGTGGCCTCAGAGCATGCCAAGGCCTTGGATTCTGTCCAGAACTTTGGGCGCTCAAAATTTATTATCTGCTTGAGGAGCAGAGGATCCCTGTATGGGAACATTTTGCTCCAAGCGTTGAATTCAAATTCGCTACAGTCATCAGACATAAGAAAGTCAGTGTCCGTTGTGATTCCAACCATCATTCCGGTCGTGACAAGCGAGTCGTTTTCATCAAACTCGAGGCCAAAATACTCAATGATTGAGTAAATCGTCGCACAAGCACTCCCGGCTTTAAAGTTCATATAAAGACCGTCAAAATTCCTCGGCATTTCCTTGTGATGGTCTATAACAACATCAAATTTAAAATTCGGATCGGGAACCCCCGCATTCTCAGGGATGCAATCAACAGTGACCCTCAAGCAATATTGCGAGTCTGAGTAGTCGCCCAAGAGTTTAAGATCGGGCTCCAAAAGGTTAACCATGGATCTGTTCTGGGGGTGGGATATGGTTCCCGTATAAAATAAATCCGATGATATGCCGAACCTTCCCAGCAGCCACTTTAGACCCATCATGGAGCCTATCGCATCAGGATCAGGATATGGATGGGTGAATATGGCAACCTTTCCAGAGCAACCACGAATCAATTCCCTGAGCTTATCCATGCTGGCTACATCGGGCCTTTCGCAAGCCAAATCTACCATTTTTCTTTCCATGAAAGGCTATTTCTTAATTCGACCCATCTTGTCGCTGAGTTCATCAATCTTGGAAATCAAGGACTTGATCTGAGACTGGTAGTCCTTGTCGTCCATGACCGCCACCTTGCACTCCAGATCGTGAAGTTTTTTCTTCATATCTCCCAGATCATCAATGTCCTTCTCGTCAAAGGTGGATGCAAGGGCACCGGCGTCAAGATTCTGGTCTTTGCCCTCTGTGCCTCGACGTACGGGATTTGGCGGATCTTCGGAAACGGTAGATACACTTACGGCCTCGTCAATTCTCTGTACATCCACGCCCCCGTCAGCGACGGCATTTATAGCTCGCCAGTAATCGGAATCGGAGGAATCAATTGAATCAGTCGGATTAGACTGTTGCAGACCAAAAAAACTATCGCTCGAGGTGTGCTTGCAAGTAGAAGGAGGCTTGGGAGCGTCCTTGAAAATGTCGCTCTGTAAGGCTTTGTCCCACTTGTCCACCCAATTATCAAAATCTTCCTTGGATGCCTCAAACGCGTCTTTCATTTTGCCTTTTTCCTCAATTAAAGTCCTTTGTATATAGACCCTCAGTTCCCAAAACCGACTATGCCCAAATTTTCCTTTACAGAAGGAATCAAGGACTTGACGACATCCACGACTATGCTGTTACCCAAATAAAATATTTTTTGCTCATCTCCTATCTCTAAAAAATCAAAATCATTGGGGAAGCCGAACATCTTGAGGCACTCTCCGACATTGAGCCTTCTGATGTTGTTCCCGACCTTGTAGAGACCAGTCTTTGCCCCAGGACCGCCCGAAGAAGCACAAATTGTCACGCCGCATGATCCAACGTCATAGATCCTCTCGCCTTGCCTTCCGCCCTTCTTCTTTTCGTTAGAGAATATGTTGAAAAGGATTCTAGGCTTGAACGGACGGGCCTTGGAGTTCTTGGCCACAAGATAGTGCTTGCTTCCGTCCCAACACGAATTATCAGATCTGTCCAAGATTGAAGACACGGCACGATGTTTAGATGTCTTGTCCGGGAAGACAAAGTCGCCGGACTTTGTGGCGACCATGAAAATTCTTTGGCGACATTGGGGCGAGCCGTAATGCGCAGAATCCATCACCTTAGAAAAGAACCCATAACCTCTGTCTTCAAATGACTTCTTAATGGTTGCGTAGGTTCTTCCGTCGTCATGCGTCTTCAAGTTCTTGACATTCTCAAGAATTGCCATGGCGGGCTTTTTCGCGTCCACAATCCTCAAAATGTCATAGAATAGATTGCCCCTGTCGTCTCCGAAACCGAGCTTGGATCCAGCAATGCTGAAGGGCTGACAAGGGAAGCCCGCACAAAGAATTTCAAAATCAGGCAAGGATGAGGCATCAACGCTTTTGATGTCGCCATGGGGATCAAGGCCGTAGTTGGCCTTGTATATTTGCCTGACCTTGTCGTTTATATCGCAAGCGAAAACGCATTTGAACTCGGGATGTTCTTTAAAGGCTTGGTGAAACGCACCCAGTCCGCAAAAAAGATCCACATACCTTGTTTGTTCCATCAAGGCCTCACTAAAAGTCTTTCTATCTGCTGCTGACTAGTCATCTTGGGTTCTTCAGGAGATCCTCCTCCCCATCTAAACTGGTTGTACCAGCCTCGGCGCTTGCCTGTATATCTGGTGTGGCCTTCCAAAAATCTGCGGACTGCGAATTCGGTGTGCTTGGTATAAAGCACGCTGAAAAGAGCGTCCTCAAAGTCGTCTATTTTAGGATGGTAATTCTGTCCGCATCTAAGCAAAATTGTAAAAAGAGACCTCTTCATTGAGGTTGAAGTCCACCATAGCGAAGATCTTATCCAAGATATGTTATTTCTCTGTGTCGGGCCTACAACAGACCTCTTGAAAAGGCCAAGTCGCTCCTCAACCTTGTTCATGAAGGCCGCTATGTTTTTAGATTTATTGGGCTTGTGACAAAAAAGAAAACGCCTTATGCCTTGGGATTCATCTTGAAAATATTCTCTGCAATACAGCCACTCCATCGCAACAAGTGTACCGTCGGGCCTAATTTTCTCTATCCTAGAGAAAGATCCCCTATTCAACCTCTGGTACTGGGACGCTTTGGGCATCTCCACCCGACGCATCTTGCCAAGATTCGGAATCAAAACGCTCACGGCTATCCTCCCGGAACTCAAGATTCAACTTTTCGGATTCCTCCTTTGGAAGAATCCTTGATTCTATCTGTGGTTCGTTTGTTTTATCAAGAAACTCATCAAGATTCAATACCGAAATTGTGCTCCAATGAGGATCGTTCTTCGGCATGTTCTCTGGCTTTGTGTAGAAAAACATTTCTAGAGTGTACTTGTACGGCTTTTGAGCGACTTCGTCCTCGCTCATTCCCGAGAGAATGTCCTCGGCCATCATCCTGGGAACCCTGTAGGCGTCCAGCTCGGAAGCGTAAAGAAGCTTCCTCATGACTTGGGCGGTGGCCTCCATCTTGTTCTCCGTGGATGTCAAAAGAGATATTATCTGCCTCTTCTCGTTACCCTCCACGAACTCCGCAGTGGCCGAATACTGCGCTATTATCTCGCCCTTCTCGGGAGAGCTGTTTCTTACATCTCTGAAGTAGGAGGAAAAGTTCTCCTCCGTGATTTCAATATCTTCAACTGCTGATTCCATGATTTAAAATAGTAATTTTGCACAAATTCAAATAGGAGACTCCATTATTTGCAACCTGGGGTCGTTTTTCTTGTCGGCAGGCACGACCTTGTATCGTATCGCCTTGGGAGGAGACTCAAAAGTATAGGATTTAAATCCTGAGCCGGGGCGCGTCAGCCTCATTCTCATAAAATGGCCACGGTTCTGCTCCTCGTTCCAATACTCTAGCTCTTCCTTGAATCTCGTGTAGTCCTCAGACCAGAATGTGACAACCTCCACATTCCAATCCTCATCCTCCACAAGTACAAAGTGGTACTTGTTGCCCTTCTTTGAGCTCTTTTCCTGAGGCCTTTTGACGATCATCACCTCCACGCCGGCATTCACTATGTCGTCGTTCTCCTTGAATATTCCAAAAGAATGGCCGCCTATGTAGTCAGGGCTCTTCTGTATGGGGTGCTCCCAACTGAACCCGTAGTGGCGCCTTTCCAACTCAAATATATTGGGCCATTTATCTAGGGGGTATCTGTTCTGAGGGTTCCAGTTCTCCAAAGATATTGAATTTGACTTGCTGAAGTTGGCCTTGTGTTCAAAATCAAGAACGGACTTCGCATACTTCTTAACAATGACAAAAACATCAGAGGTGTCAAATTCGGGCGATATTGCAGTCTTCATAGGCGACGCGTCGCCGCCCTCAAAGACCCTCATCAGAAAATCATGGTCAAGATAGGAGTCAGATCCCTCCCTCAGCATGGATCGTATGGACTGTTTGAGCTCATCACGGCGCTTCATCTGCCTTTTTTCTTTGTCGATGTTGCCCTTGGACCATTTTTTATAATCCTCATAAAACTCAAGCAGAACATTGGGAGGCGCGTCTTTGAAAACGCCAAGGCAAATAAGCGGCTCTACTATTCTCTTGTCCGTGCCGAACCTGTCCAAAAAATCGGGGAAGCCGGAGAAAGGTTGCAACGATACTATCCTCTCAGCGACCTCCCTGCCTACGCCCTTAATGTTAGAGAAGCCGACATAGATCTCGTCGCCGACAATCTCGTAGTTGACCTTGCTCTTGTTGAGGTCGCATCGGTTAATCTTTATTCCGCTGCGTTCCGCTTCCCTCTTGTACATCTTCACCTTGTCCTCGTCTCCTTCAAGGCCAAGCGTGGAGCAGAAGAACTCAAGAGGATAGTGAGCCTTTAAATAAAGAAGCCTAGAGGATGTAAATGTATAGGCCACTGAATGGCTTCGATTAAATCCGTACGAAGCGAAGGATTCTATCAAGTTGAAAAGAAAGTTCATGTTCCTTTCGTCATCGGACTCTATCGGCCAACCAGTCTTCTTGCTGCCGTTCTCAAGGAACATCTGCTTGTACTTGATGAATTCGGCCGTCTTCTTTTTGCTGATTGCCTTTCTGATTTTCTCACAGTGGATGAGGGGAATGTCGCCAAGGATGTTCAATATCTTCATGACCTGCTCTTGATAAACAAGAACACCGTAGGTTCTCTCGAGAACATCCCTTATGCAACTTGGAACTTGATCCTCCCAGTCCTCCTTTCCCCTCTTTCTCTCCACATACCTTTCGTGCATCTTCATGCCAAGCGGGCCGGGTCTAAAAAGAGCAGAATAGGCGACGAGATCCTCAAATCTCTCAACTCCACCAGCTTTTATAAGCTTTCTCATTCCCTCGCCGTCGAACTGGAATATGCCTCTGGTCTCAGCCCTATTTGCAAGCTCCAAGGATTTTGGATCATTCAGATACGAAGTATCGCTCCAGTCAGACCCGCCAGGGACAGCAGAAATGCTCGCGATATCGGGATGTCTGGTCTTTACAAGATTGCAGCAGTGGGCGATTCTTAAAAGATCCTTCACCGCCAACACGTCAAACTTGATGAGTCCGACAGGTTGAAGGTCTTGGTCGTGCAAGCCTTCAGTCCACCCCGAGACGGGGTTGCCATCGGTATCAATCATGACCGGCACAAGGTCAGATATGTTTATGTTAGAGACCACAGTGCCGCCGGCGTGCTTGCCGCGACCCCTGTTCCTGTCTATAAGGCGGCGGGCTGCGTCTGCTATCTCGGGATTGCGCTCACAGTAGGAAGAAAGGTCGGGCGTGGCTTCCAAGGCCTTCTCCCAAGTAAGAGGGCGACCTTCTTCGTCTTTATCTTGAAGATTTTTGGTTATGGTCTGAATTTCTTGGTAGTCGGCACCGTGAACCCTCGCCATGTCCAAAAGGGCAGACTTGATTCCAAAGGTTCCGTAATTACCTATATTAACAACCTTATCCCGGCCAAACCTCCTAGGACACCAGTCCTTTCTCAAGTATTCTTGAACAACCGGGAGGTAGTCCACGTCTATGTCAGGAAATTCGCCTTGGACATAAGCAGGCTCGGAAGCGATGTCAAATTCATCGGTCAGCCCCAAGAGGTACGGAACAAGCAGATTATTCTCATTTTTCTTGAATTTGGCTCGTTTTTCTACAAGTTCCAAAAAATACTCATGTTCCGCTTGATTGTCTATTTCTTTTATTTCAGATTTGAGCCGATCCTTGAAATCTTTAGGATCAAGGCCTCTTTTGGAAATGCCGTCTATGCAAAGCTTGAGCAGTTTCTCTCTAGAATCTTCCATGCCTTGATTCTACACGAATGATCTCGCCGGTGCAAGCTCGAAGGCTTTAAAAAAGCTGCGGGGGCTATCTATATAACTAGCGATTCAAAAATGGAGCTAAAAATGGCAAAATTACCATCTTTCCTAGAGTACTTGAACGACAAGGGCGCCGTGGTGGAGAAACCAGAAACGGAGACTGTGTCGGACTACAACGGTCCGGACGAAAAGAGCCCTCCGAACAGCAAGGTTCCGTACAAGACACCGGTGGCGAACAAGGCCGCGGAAAAGGGAGAGAGCGGACTGGCCGAGCTCGGCGACAAGGCTCTGAAGTACGAGCCGAAAGTAGACGCAAAGACCGAGGTCAAGAAAGAGGTAATGAAGGAATATGTCGACGAAAACGGAAAGGTCGGCAAGCCAAAGGTAGACATAAACGCCAAGTATACAGGCAAGGTTCCGGAGTGCCCGCCGGGCAAGGGATCAAAGCCGTACATAAGTCCCGCCATCAAAACAGGAAAGTCCGAAAAAGGGTTGGGGGAGCTTGGACACAAAGAATTTGAATACAATCCGGACACCAAGGCTGCGTCCAAGGTTACAAAAACAGAAAATTTCTTAAACAAAACAAAGGGAATGTCGCTGGCTGAGTTCACAAAGTACATGATGGACGAGTGCGGCTGCGGACAAGTAGACGACGATACGCTGCCTTTCATAACAGCATACACCACCGGAAAATTTCAACCTCACCCCCCGGAAGTGATAAGATATGTTTCGGTTCTTGCCGACAAGAATCAAGGCATACTCAACAATCTTGTTTCAACCATGATAAGCATGGGGTATTTAAACAAACTTCTAAAAGCCATATTTGAGCACCCAGAGGCCTACGAAGAGTTGACAAATCTGCTCAACGACGATGAAGAGGGGCCGTCCAGGTGCGACTCTCTCGTTGGATCAATAAATAATGCTTATTCAAAATTCGTCTCGGATCAAGAGGGAATGTATGAGTCCGTGAGTTCTCCGGTAGGATTCGATATGGATGACATGGACACAGAAGAATCGGACTCCACGGAAGATGAAGAAAGTGAGATTGACGATGAGCAAGAGGATTCCGAGGATTCCGACTTCGAAGACGAGGAAGATTCCGACTTCGAAGACGAGGAAGATTCCGACTTCGAAGACGAAGGCGAGGAAGATTCCGACTTCGAAGACGAAGGCGAGGAAGATTCCGACTTCGAAGACGAAGGCGAGGAAGAAATTGCTCCAAAAAGCGAAAAGAAACTAAAAAAGAAGTTTGCTCACCATCACATCTTGGATGCCATGAGGAAGCATGGACACATGATGAGTGCGATGCAGTCAGAGTCGGTAGACAGAGAGGCCCAACTCAAGAGAATGCTGAGCCAGGTTAAGCGAGACCCCAAAATGGACAAATTCTTCTACCTGATGCCAGGGAAGTGCCCTCTGTGCGGGAAAAGAAAGAAGTCGGGAGATCCTTGCAATAATCCAGAATGCAAGGAAAGCTACGACAGAATCGAGAAGTAAAACAAGTGCCCGCAATGACTTGCGGGCACTTGTTTTTAATCAAGGCGTGAGAAGGCCAGAATTGGGCAAAATGATTGCGCCTATTTGATTCAAATAGGAATTCTTGATTTCGTCCTCGGGCTCTGCTTCAAAAAGAACATTTTGGGCAGAAATTTCATAATCTTCGCTCTTGGCGAAGGGACAGAGCGGCATAGAGGCCAAGCCTTCTCTAGAAAAAATAAGCCTGTGGGGCTTCTTGAGAACGACCACCTCTCCTTTTCTCTCTATCTCGCATATCACATCGTCTCCAGTAACCAATCTAATAAGTTTGATCATGTGCATTCATTCTCCTTGATCTAATACAGTTCTTGGGAATCGTTTTCGCTAATCCAATATTTCTGGGTCAAAAGAAAAACGAAGCTTCATCTGCTTGCCACCTCGGGCTGGACTTAAAAACCTCGAGAAAAGAAGATCGTGCTCTATGGGGTCAACATCCGTTATGCCCAGACAATAACAAACCAAAGCCCCCACGGCAGAACCTCGGCCAGGACCCACCGCTTCAGATCCGTCACCATATCCAAGAAGTTGCCTAGAAACCCTCCTGGCCTCATCGGTCATCATCTTTTGAATGATGAAGTATGATGCGAAGCCCTTGCTACATATGAGGTCATACTCCTCCTTGATCCTACCCATATATGTCGCGTTACGGGGAAGCCGCCTCTTCTTGAAGCCAATTGAAATATATTCAAGGAGTTTCTGTTCGGCATCCTCTATGTAGGGCAACTTGACGGAGCGGTCCAGCTTAACACCCTTGGCCCGCTCGGCAACCTTGACCGTGTTCCGCTTGGCCTCCTCAAAGAACTCAAGCGGTATCGTTTCGCTGTAGTCCGAGGCCCATTTTTCGTTGAGTTCCTCCTCGCTCTTCATCCAGAGGTTCGTGTCTTGGAGTTCAAACAAGTCGGAAGTGTCCTCCCTGTCCATCTTCTCCTGTATCTCCTGGAGGGTCTTGCGAGTCTGCACCATGAGCATGAGACGCTGCATCTTGCTATCCTCGCGCTGGGCGTAGTGACAGTCCTGCGTCAATATTACTGGGAGCCCGTACCTCTCGTGGGCCCTGATTATGAACTGGTTGTAGGGCTTCTGCTTGCTGAAGTCCAGAAGCATGATCTCAAGGAAGAAGTTGTCCTTGCCGAACATGCCGATGTACTTCTCAACCATAGTAAAGCCCTCGTCGTCGCCTCCTCGCTCAAACGCCTGGCCGATCTCGGAGTTATAGCAGCAAGAGGTAAATATAATCCCCTCCTTGTGCTTCAAGAGCATCTCGTGGTTGACCCTTGGCTTGTAGTAGAAGCCTCGCGTCCACGCCAATGACGAGAGATTCACTAGGTTGCTATAGCCCTTCTGAGAGGTAGCGATGGCTAGCAGATGGTAACTCTTACCGAGCTTCTTCTTTTCCTCGGGGCTCATATCCTCCGTGCGTTCCGAGGTCTTCTCGCCCGGATTCAGTTCGGGCTGCATCGGAGAGACATATAATTCGCAACCAAATATAGGATCCCTGCCGTACTCCTCGCAGGCTTGTATCTGCCTCGGCACGGCACCCATGGAGCCATGGTCGGTCACACAGAGAAAATTTTGATTTATTTCCTTGGCTCGGCTCGCCATTTCATGGCAGGTTCCGAAACCGTCCAAGACACTGAAATCCGTGACGGCTAGTGCAGGTGAAGATGTTCAAATCCGACAATCTTCACCTGCGAGCCCCCTTTCTCTATCATTTTAGGTTCCTTTAAGTTGATAATAGCCATCAAATTCTACGAATCTATGTCTACTTAGTCCAGAGCACGGGACATCTATTTTTTTCCTCTTCAGTCATATCCTTGTTATTCCTAGCAAGATTTTCTAGGGCATTTTCAACCCTCACTGTATTTTCGCCGTTTTCAGAAAATGACTTTTCGTGACTAGCATGAAATCCCTTTCTGACGAAGGAGGCTTTTTTTCTTTTTTCTGGTGTGGCTTCTTGCAAGTCAAAACCTATCAATCGAGCCAGATGAGTTATCTTTGATATGTTGCTCATGGCACAATTAGTATTGTTTTGTTTGCCATCCTTATCGTCATAGAAAAAAGCACTTCTGCCCTTATTGTTTTTCAAGAATTTTTCAGTGAAGTCTTTTATTCTTGATACTGGGACTCCCAAGTTGGACAAGTGAATCTTAGCTATCAGCCACCATCTGAAGTTAACCTCAGCAGGAATGATTCTTTTTCCAACGACCTCTTCAAATATCTGATTGTAAAATTGAGTTGCGTTTTCAACCATGTTCTCGAATTGATCAAGTTTTTTGTCAAACTCTTCATGATCAAATTCTTTCAGAATTTTCGTCAAAGAAGACTCCAAAGCAAGAGAATTTTTATCCTTGTATATGGGCTCTGCCACTCTGTAACTCTTTGTGGTTTTATCCTTAGAAATGAACTTCAGAAAAATTGACAAATTGTCCCTTTTTTCTTTATGTTCCCTTATTCTCTTTTGGGCTTTGCTTTTTTTACAACCAACATTCAACACCGCCTTTTTAACTATTTCATGAATTCTGTTGAGCCTATGCTGCCAGAAGGAGCTAAACTCAGACAATTCTTGGCAAAATACGGTCTTGCCCAATTCAAAAGGAGTTGTAATCGTACCTTTATTGGCTCCGACAAAGCCACTTATTGCTTGCTCTATATTTTCATATTCTACCCGTTGAACTTCTAGTTTAATTTCTTGCATCATATCCTTGAAGTCTTTTGACTTTCCTTGATCAAACATTTTCTTAAACTTGTTTTGGAATCTCAAAGATTCACATATTTGCTTTATTGAAAAAAAAGTTCTCTGCAATCCGTCATTGACATATATGACATCTTCTCCTTTATAGTTATAAACTTGTATGGTGCCTGTCATCTGGCCGCCACCCTCATTATAAAATTTGATTAGGTCTGCGTAATAGTCTTTTATTGCCTTTTCATCCCAGGCTCGCTCCCTCTGATGTTCTGGGGCTCTCCATATGTTGGGTCTGGAGGGGTACTTCTTTCCCTCCTCACTATAAATTTCGCCCGGATGAATATTTGTAAAGCATTCCCATAAAGAAAACATTGTATTCGAAATGACTCTGGTCATGTCTGATCCTATTGAGTAGAGTGGCGATGACTAAGTGAGAGCATACACTATTTTCTAGTGCATTTCAATAAGAAAACCAAAAAGCACATAGCCGTGATAAGACTACCAGTGAACTACGGCAAAAAGCCCAAAGCCAAAGCCCTCATTGCGAAATCTTTGGGGACATCCAAACATTTATCGCCCCATATATTTCTTATTCTCACCACGCCTTCGGGTAAAAACATGGCTCCTCCCGGGGGCGGGAGGTCGGAGCGGCATTCCTTCTCGCAGTTGACAATCGCATTCAACTTCATTCCCAAGGTCTCACAATAGTCGCACAGAGCCTTGTCGTGCGTCTGGAGTCGCGGAAGCGAAGATCTGATCGCATAGAACTTGGCCTTGACCAGTTCATGCAACTTTTCCATCAACTCTTGTTCCATCACGGAATCTCCACGATGGCTGGGCCTAGAACAACTCTTTGATGACCTTGCCGGAGTTGGCAATCTTCATCGGGCGGCCGTTCTTGGCGGTGAATGTAGTCTCAAGAGATATCCCAAGAGACTTCAAGACGCTGGCCATGACGTCTTGGGACGAGTAGGGTTCGGTAACCACTTCCTTGCCGTCGGAGCTTGTTTCGCCGACCACCACGCCGCGCTTGAAGCCGGCGCCACCGACCACCACGCTCCAGCTCCTCGCCCAGTGATCCCGGCCGCCGTTGCCGTTGATATTGGGCGTACGGCCGAATTCTCCCATCCAGATGATGGCCGTGTCGTCCAGCATTCCCCGATCTGAAAGATCCGACACCAGGGCGGACATGGCTTTGTCCAATTCTGGGAGTTTTTGGTCGGACAGGGTGGGAAATATATCGGCATGGTTGTCCCAGCCGCCGAGATCAACCTCCACGAAGGGAACACCGGCCTCCACGAGCCTACGGGCGAGCAGACAGCCCCGGCCGAAGCCGGTGGCTCCATACCTATCTTGAACCTCCTTGGGCTCCTTGGCAACCTTAAAGGCCTCCATTTGCTCGCTTGTCATGAGCCTCACGGTCTTGTCAATCACCTTCTTGTGATCCTCGGCGAAGCCGCCGCGCCTCTCGCCTATAAACTTGTCTTCTATAGTCCCTAGCATCTTCAGTCGCTGTTCTATACGGGACGGATCAATCCCCATGTCAAGGTCTCTAACCTGGCCGTTGGAATTGACAACGAACGGCGCCCAAGTCATACCCAGGAAGCCGGGGCCGACGCTCCCGCCGCCCACGGAAACAAAAGGCGGAATCTCAAGATTTGAGATCTGCTCGGAAAGTTCGTGCGAGATTACGGATCCATACCCCGGGTGTTCTATGTTGGGATTCGGCACATATCCCGTGTGCATGTAATAACGCCCTCGCATATGGTCGGCCTCGCGCGTACTCATTGACCGCACTATTGACATATGGTGCATCTGCTTGGACATCAGCGGAAGGTGCTCACAAATGGCTATTCCTTCTGCGCTGGTGGATATCTGCTTGAATGGGCCACCGGTCGCAGATCCGGGCTTCAAATCCCAAAGATCCATTGTGCTAGGTCCGCCGCCCATCCATAACAAAATTGCAGCCTTGTGCCGCTTCTTGATGTCAGCTGCATTTGCAAGGAGCGAATTGGTGAATGCCATTGCGGGCGCCGCCATCGCAGTCGCTCCCGCAAGGTGACTCATAAAATGGCGTCGGCTCATTCCGTCTGGTGTTTGAAGCATAGAATCATTCTCCTTGATTAATTCGTTGGTTAAGGATTAAATTATTTCCCTACGGACAATGCATTCAAGGCAAGAGAATCCTAAGGCAAGAATCCTTTCGGCCAATATTTCTTCAGCATCCACTACGAGAACTCATGAGGCGGGAAAGTCTTTAAAGTACAGCTGGACCCACTTGTTGGCGGAGCCCAGAATCATGCGTCGTTCAAGAACTTCGGTCGCCCTAAATCCCAACTTGTACACAGCCTCGCACAGACCTTCGTATGTTATGGGACTATTGTGGAAAGAAAAGCAAAGATCTTGCATGAAAGGACGAACTTTTCTGGGGGCCGATGACTTAAGCCAATCAATTGCGTCCCGAAAAAAACCCTCATCCCTAACGCAAGATGAAATCTTCTGAAGCATCTGCTCGTCCGTCAAGGCGGGCTGTGCAGGTTGTGCAGGGTTGCTTGTCCAAGTGGTATTTTTGTACTCCCAAGTAAAATTTTTGTTGTCATATATTTTTTTCATTTTTTTTTCAATCGGCATAGAATTATCTTGCCAAGTAGTGGCAATGTGAAAAATATCAAACTCATTCATAAAACCTCCTCGTTGATCAGGCATAATTCAAAGCCAATCAACATGTCCCATCTCTTTAATAATTTGCTAGAGTTCTCTCGCCGCATCCTTGGCAAAACGAACACATTTTCAAAGAACATGTTAAAATATTTTATGCAAAATGAACAAAGCCGTCAATAGATCAGCTCTTTGCCTTCATCCACAAATGTAGCCATGTGGGGCAAGTGCGAAAAAAGCATGCTCCACGACGGTTTGTCTCCGATATAAAAATCAGAAGAATTGAGCTTGTATTCGGCCCCATACTCCTTCATCATAGTGTCCATCCATCTGTCGTAGGAAGGAGAGTCTGGGGGCAGCTTTTTCAGAATTTCAACATGCTCCAATAAAAGATCTTTGCTATAGCCAAGCTGGGTCTCGTCCTCTAGAGGAAGCCTTCTTTGCCACTTATCAATTCTTTCCTTGGCGGGCCTCACGCACAAGTGCTTGAGAACAATATTGCACCACCCAGTTTTTTGGTTTTTGCAAAAAGGCTTGCAGTGCTGCGTGGGCTTGTTATTTTGAAAAGTGTATAGTGGGGCTATGTCGGCAAATCTCATAAGTATATTTCTCTTGAAAGGAATCTTAATCTGATTTTTATTGAATTTTGGTCCGTAGCCCCAAAAAACCGCCTTGTTGTTCGTCTCGTCACAATACGGCCACATCAACGAAACTGAATTATATTCTGAGTTGAAAATCTTTTCTTTGTGGGAATTAAATTGGTCAGCATCCAATCTTTCATCCACATCCAATATCAACACCCAATCGGGATCATAGGCTTGGGCTATAGTCAAAAGCGAAACATAGTCGCAACCCTCTCCCATACAACCATCTGTTCGCTGAAACGACTCCCAAGCCCTCAAAACAGCAGGATGAGATTTTGCTAAATAAAGGGATTTGTCGCTAGAGTGGTCGTCAAGCAAAAGAACGCCTTCGGATATAGAGCCGCACATATCCAAAAAATCACCGATCTGTCGCTCTTCATTCCTACACCTCGTCAAAATAACCATACGACTCATGATTTCTCCCCCATCTCCATCAGGCGCTCCAACATCTTGTTTTTGTCGTATTTTTTATGGCAAAAATCCAAAAAGTTCTCGCCAATGCAATCTATAGCCTGCTGTTTGATGTGCCGAGGACTTTCATTTTCATATGGCGGAGAATTATCGGAATTCTCTTTTATGATATTTGAATTCGCAGATATGTGATCCATTAAGTCCACATATTCCAAGAAATCAATCGAGGGAGCCACAACCTCATTAAAGTATGATTTCCTCATGAATTTGACATGGTTCTCCAATTCGGGACCCAAACGAAGAGCAAGTTTGGACAAATGCCACGCGGCGGGCATTTCAATCATCAAGGTAGGCACTCCAATCTTGATTATGTCCGCGAGCATGCTTTTCCATATTCTAAGTGAATGCTCCCACCCCCTAAAGGGAGTGGGCTTCTAAGACATTGCTGTCTAAAGAGTTCATTCCAACTCTTAATATGTTTTTTGCAGCGTTAAGGTCTCGGCTCAACTTTAAACCGCAAGCGAAACAGTCGTGATTTCGCTCGCCCAGTTCTTTCTTAACCTTAATTCCACAACCACTGCATATTTGACTCGTATATTCTGGTTTGACTTCCGCTACCACACAACCAGCCTCTTCCGCTTTGTAATGTAGCATATTGCGAAAATTAGTCCAGCCACTATCAAGTATGCTTTTGTTCAACTTACGCCAGTTATCCTTGAGCATGTTTTTTACGCTTAACTTCTCAACGCAGATAACAGAATATTTATTTACAAGATTTCTACTTGTCTTATGTAAGAAGTCTTTTCTTTGATTTTTGACTTTGAGATGAAGGTTTACAAGTTGCTTCTTTAATTTGATTTTACTCTTATCTTCTCTAGGCAGGGTCTTCAACTTGCTGTATTTTGATTGAACCTTTTTAAGTTCGTCTTCTGACTGTCTCAGGTAATGAGGATTCTTTATTGTTGAACCATCACTCATAGTGGCAAAGTCTATACAACCAACATCAATCCCAACTGCCTTGGTTTCAATCCTTTCCTGCGGTGTTGTTTCCATGTCACAGGAGAAAATCACATACCAATCGTTCGCTTCCCGTTTGATGGTACAAGTCTTTAACTTACCAGTTAGTTCTCTATGTTTGATTACTTTTACTTCGCCAATCTTTGAAAGGTAAAGTTTGTTGCCTGTAAGTTTGAATCCGGACTGTGGGAAGCAGAAAGAATCATACCTGTCGTAACTTTTGAATCTTGGATATCCAGCCTTTTCCTTGCTTTCTTTTAATCTTCGAAAGAACCCTTGGAATGCAAGGTCAACTCTTGCTGATACATTTTGTAAAACCTGCGAGTGGACGCCCTCTATCTTCCAAGTTTTAATGAGATTATGGCAGTCGTAAACACCAAGGCTTTTCTTGTCTTTTTCCCAACTGTTTTTTCGTGTTTCCAAAACTTTGTTGTAGGTTCTACGGCATACATCAAGGGTTTGTTGCAACCTTTTCAACTTGCCATTTTTGGCATATATCCTATACTTGATGTTCCGTGTGACCTTCATACCCTTTATATAGTAGGGTTTATGTAAAATTCTCAAAGAATTTTTACTACATAAATGTATGGTTGAATACCACTCCAAAAATCGGCACAAATTCCTTATCAAACTGCACATCATATTTGTGGTCAAGTACAGGAAAAGACTGCTTGTGAATGACTTGAGCGACGATATCAAGCAGTGGTGTTATGATGTTTGCAACAAGAACAATGTGACAATTGACGAGATGGAATCAGACAAGGATCATCTGCATTTGCTTGTGGATATTCCGCCCACACTGGCACCATCCAAACTGGTCATGCTGTTGAAGCAACAGACCACATTTAATGCTTGGAAGAACTACGAAGCGTATTTGAAAAAGCACTTCTGGAAAGATAAAAAAGTCGTCCCGCAACGACCCCATTTTGTTTCAAAAAAGTGATAGTCAACAGACTTTTCTTTAAAAAACCTTTTCAATTGGGAAACGAAACAGTAACCGACTCCAAGCGTGTAGCCTCCATCTAGACTAACCAACGAATCCCAGTCAGAAGAAGAAAGCCACTCTTGAGAAGGTTGCCTCTGCGTCATTTTGATTCCTTGACTAGGGACATCTCCGTAATGCACAGTTCTTTTGTGGAATCACCTTGGTTGTGACAAACAATGTCTATTCTTTTTAAAACACAAGAATCAATGTCTTCTTTGAAAAAATCCTTAAGTCTAAAGCATAAATTTGAAACATAATTTCCCTTCAAATCAAACAAGACTCTTTTTGACTCTAGTGTGCGTCCATTTGTATCTATAATTAGTGAAAATTCCGTTGGTGTTGGGTCTCCTTTGTAAAAAGCTCCCAAATTAAATGAATCATCGGAGCCCATATTTATGTCGCACCTTATGGAAGAGATGGCATAAAAGCATTTTTCCAATATGCTCAAAGACAAATATTTGATCCCATTTGACTCCTTTGCGATTAACTTCTTGAATTTGGAATTTATACTGAACGAGTCGTTGTAATAGGCAAACGGATAGTTTCCCGCACCAAAGAAAACAAACTTGTCGCCAGAAGGGGCCGGATATTTCGGAAAAGGCAAAATAATTTCGCACCTTTGAATAAGGTCATTTCTTCTTTCTATAAAATTCATCCTTGTGGAAATTTTCCCTTCCAAAGCGGCCGGAAGCTCTATATATCCGTTCTTATCCGGGATCGGAAGCACAAGAGGCATTTTCCCCGACAGATGAGAAACTATGTAACTAAAGACTATGTCTTCCCCATTGAGGTTGGTATATACATCATAAAAAACAACATCGGAAAACTTGGCATACTCTGAGGCGTACAGCCTGTCGAAACAGGTGCTTCTGGTGAGCGCTATGGGAACTTCTGTGGGCTCGGAAACATCCTCCACTCTTCCCGGGCCGGGCGCACAAGTATATCCACCTCCTTGTGGAATTCTGCCTTCGTATGTGTATATCCTCGTATGATCAATCTCAAAATTTCTAATAAGATTTTGAATGTTGGGCTCCGACAGCAGAAGGTCGTCGTCGTGGACTATTACACACCTGTTCTTGGCGAGAATGGATCCTACAAATCTTGAATCAAGTCCGAAGTCCGCGTTGCAATTCAGAACCTTTACCTTGCTAAGCCCCAAGTCAGAAATAAAAAGATGCTTATTGTTGTTCCAAACTATTATCTCGCCAATCGAATTGTAGGTTTCGTACGATTCAATTATTTTGCTCACATTTTCTGGTCTGGTCCAAGACATCATCACAACAGAACATTTCGTCATTGATCAACTCCTTAAAAATGGGACAGTCCACGGCCCATGGCTTAAAAGGACCCCAGTAGTGAATTATCTTAACGGGATCTCCTTCGTGGTTAACCGCCCTCCAGCCCAAGGGCCCTTTAAATGCCCTAACGCGTTCCGCACAAGTATTGTAGTGGACGCCGAACTTTTCGTGCCTGTATTGGTACCCTATGCTGTCGAAATAGGACTTCAAAACCGACTGGTCAGTTCCGGGTATATAAGCCCCGTTTTCCTTGAATCGGCAATTAAATCCGCACTTGAACGCATGACCCAGCAGTTTGTCCCAGTTGATCAATAATTTTGATGGGTCGTTGACCATGAAGACCCCTGAGTTTATGAACGGGGGGAAGCCAACGGTATGGCCTTCTATATCGGGTTCGTGGTCTATGAATATCGCCGGCTTTTCATGAAAAAGGGGCTCAATTTCTTGTATGGAGTCTACCATAATCGCATCGGCATCCATAAAAATAAATGGAAAGTCCAAGTTGCATATTACATAGAGCTTGTAGGTCAGATTGTAGCCTTCGCTGTGCGTGCCGCAAATGGGAAAGAAAATGCCCCTAGTGTCCTTGAGTCCGTCCCTAACGCAAAACCTAAATCTTGAATCTTCCCCCACGAATGATTCTAAGGCTTTACTCGGAGGCTTTTTTGAAAATATGAAGCACGAGTCTCTGCGTAAGAGGTGAGTCTTGGCTTGTTTGATCCAGTTGCAGCACATGGCCAAATATTTTTTGTCAGAAATATCGTAGTTCATCACGGTGACTAAATTCAAAATCAACCTCCTTCCGAGGAAGTGAATCCCTTGTGGAAAAGAACGGATTCGGGATAGAGAGCAGAAAGGTCTTCGGGAGAAAGGCTCTTTAGTCTGATAAATTTTTCGGCGTCCGGGTTTTTGTCCGGGTTCACACACCACCAGACCGGGTAGAAGTACTTATGGCTTGCGGTCTCCGTGAGAGAAAGTTCGTCCAAAACGCCTTGTACGAAGTCGGGGCCAGTGGAGGCAACTACGCCATGCCTGCGGCGTTCTGCGTATGACTTTCTCAGTCTTCCAATTAGAAAAGCTACTATTGGATTGGCTATGGAGGCCCCAAAAACACCATTAGCGCAACGAGTCGTATCCTTGTCCAGATATCCCTTGCCTATGGTCAACCCCGCCTTTTCATAGGCTATCATTATTCCATTCTTGCTAGGTACCGAATTCAAAGGCTTGGTTCCCAACCAAACGCAGTCCGAGTCAACATAAAAACCTCCGAACCTGTTCAATATCTCAAGCCTGGCTATGTCGGACTTGCAGTCATACTCTTTCTCAGATTTGAAGATGTCATCGTTTATCATACCAAGAGACCTAAGTCTTTTTTCGTTCCATAGTATATACCTTGACCCAGGGTTCTTGCCTATATAGTCCTCCGAGAAGGTCGCCATCATTTCTTTTATCTTTTTAGGCACTTCTCCAAACCATATCTGGTGTATGATGGGAGGTATGGTCCACCTAAAGTCCTTAAAATAACTCAATGAAAATGACATGAACTGCTGCAAGTCCATTGAAGAAATCTTGCGATCCATGCCCTCAAGAATGTAAACCTCCATGGCGCTGAGTGGATCATCAAATTTGGGATAAGGAGTCATCCAGCTTGGACTTTCGTGCTTGTTTCTTTCCGGAACAAAGAAAACTTCTGAAAAGTCACCGGTCGTTCCAGACTTAATGCCGGGAATATCAAACTGGACTCTCTTCCTGACTTTATAGAAGGCCTTGTCCCTGGCCCCGTAGACCAAACTCTTCAGATATGTGGCGTCATCGGACATCTTCAGGTGATCGGGTATGTTGTGGCATATAATTGCATGATCTATCCTCTTGATCTTTCCTAGCTTGAACGCAACTTGCGTGAACTCATCATCGCAGTAATATCCAATATAATCTTGATTATAAACATGTCCAAATCTTAGGTAGTAAGACTTGCCCATTACGGAAAGGGTGGCCGTTCGCTGGTTGCCGTCGCAAGTCTCAAACCAAAGTGCGCCATCCGTATCGGGGAAATAAAAACCCATGCAGTCCAATATAATCTGATCGTAGTCTTTTTCAACGGCGATCATGTCGTCCGAAGCGGCCACCAAAACATCAAAATCAAAATTTTCAATATCGGCGTTATACGCCTCTATCTTGGACTTATGATCTCCAAAGAAAACCTTTATGTTTTGATATTTGGATTTTAGCCCATTGACTACCTCTTCGGTCATGACATCGTCGTCTATGTTGCATGTTATGCAAAAAAACACGACATTGTTTCCGGACATTTTTTCAACAAACGAATCCAAGCACTTGCACAACAACTCTGGGCGTCCTAGTGTTGATATCTTTATTAGGATCTGACACCTTGTCTTGAGGTTTTCCGAGGAGTTTTGAGGCCTTATGGATTCAAGTACGCTTGAAAATGATTCAAAATTAAGTTTGCCGGCCACATCCAAATTGCAGAGATCGTAGGTGGGTTCATGCTCGGTATGGATGAGCTGGTTCATAATCCTGAGTTTCCTTTTGCACGAAGAGCCGTACAGAGCAGAAACCGCATCGTCCCAGTATGGAGCCCCAATAAGAAGATCGGGCATTCGGCACTTTTGCAGAAGGCTTTTTCTTATGGCTATGCCGTCTATTCCCTTTTCTACCGACCCCTTATATCTCCCGTGCGAATCAACCTCCTGCCTTTGGAATTCAATATAGTCTCCATCAAATTCTCTTATGTCATTGTAGACGGTGTCCGCTATCCTGCAGTCGGAATTGCAATAAAAAACCCAGCCGTCACCGTGCAAATACTGCGTTGATATGTTGAATATGTCGTTGAGAAAAGGAAAGTCCTTGGAGTGTCCGAGCGACTTCGCATCCCTTCCCAGTCGCTCAGAAAAAATACCCTCGCGAAGCAAACAGTCACCCGAGTGGAAGTTGACAAGAATAACGCCCTTTCCTTGAGCGGCGGAAACATACGAGTCAACGGATTCAAGCTGCTCGCGATACAAGCGACTATTCTCGTCCACGCAGGCATAATTGAATGCATGGACAATTCCGCTTTTGGCCCTATTTGCAAACAAACGGTCGCAGTACAATTTCACTGCGACGAGATCCAGAGCCTTGCCTTCTGTTTTGAATCCAGCGGAATCAAAATCCAGCCACCAATCTTCAAAGTTCTCGCCGAAACGAACTAATCCAAAAGGATTGCCGGGCGTCAAAAAATCGGAATTTACGATGACAGCCGAGCTGCCCGGGGAAACTTTCGTGGTCTTTGCGGAAGAATTGACCGTTATATTTCTTTTTTCTATGAAACTCCTAGTCAAATGCTCGTCCAGATGGATGCGCTGCGAAAAAGGGATGATAACTTGATCCGAAAAAGAAACCAAATCGTTGATGAACTTGAAGTTGAAGAATGTGTCCGGATCAAGAAACATCACGAATTTACTGTCTATATTCAATTCGGAAATTCTAACAGCCTCAGCAAATTCGTTCGTGTACTGAACATCATTGAATGAGGCGATAAATGTTTTGTTTTGTTGCCCGAAAGCGTCATTAAGCCTTGCGCACAGGAAGTCCAGATTCCTCCTCCTCTTGTGCGAAGGAGAACCGGAGAGAGGAATTATGGTAGTCAAAAAATTCATGGATTCACCGAAGGCGAATAAATTAAAACGGGTGGCGAAGTTTGAAGCCTCGCCTTTTGACGCACCAATTCCTTGAATCCCTCAAGCGTTATCCGAGGGCCGGCGAAAAACGAAACCTTCCTGGCGTCTTCGGGAACACCCATTAAAGATCTATATTCGCTGCAATGGGAGTAGCATATGACCCCGTGGATCTCCTTGGGGCTTGAAACTAAAAACTCTTGAACCACATATCCGTCCTGGCGGTACTCCTGGTACGAGCCGTCAAGCACAATTGCAGACCCTTTTGCGATAACCCTCCTTTGAGGCGAACTTTCATTCATTTTCAAATAGCAAAGATCGGTACAATTTAGCCAAGAAGAAATATAAATCCCGTATCCGATATGACCCCTTGTCTCGGCGGAGGGTCGGGATGTCTTGCCTATTTCCGCATAAATCGTGTTGGCTCCCACCGTCAAATCGGAATTTAAAATGAGTTCAAAACTACCCATCTCCGAGATGTCTTCAGCAAACGATTGAAGGGAGGCCAAAAGCAAGGGAGCCAAAAGAAAGCAAGTAGATAGACGAGTCAATTTCACCTCCCCTTCTGAGAAGATTTCCATTCCTCCCACTTTGAATTGGCCGCGGCGACCCTGGATTCCAATTCCTTTTTCTTGGCCTTGTATTCATCGAATTTGGCCTTGAAATCTTCCTCCAAAACCTTCTTCTCCTCGTGAACGGCCGCGATCACCTTGGAAAAAGATACAAACTCATCAGAAAGCAAAAGATCAGCATCTGTCATTTTATTAACCTCCAATATAAATTAGTTCTTTTTCTTCTTCTTTCCTGATCGTATTTTTGCATAGTTTTCAAATCCCTTTTCGCCAAATATCCCGTCGGCAAACCCGTAATAAACAGCCTCTTCTGGCATCAAGTACCAGTCGCCATTCTGGCGTATCTTCTGGTCTATGAAGGTCATGGCTCTTTTGATGCTGTACTTCCTTTCCTTGAAATAAGTGCCCATAACAGCACGCTCCGCAAAAATCTGGAGCATTCTCTTGCAATACTTCTCATTCTGGTCTACGGCGCTCTTTACGGCCATGGTCGTGTCCTCAATGGTTAACGAACCATGGTGTATCATTATCTCGCAGTCAGGCATGAGAACCCGCTTGTCTGCTGCCTGAAAGACAACGCCACTCATGCTGCTCGCTTGGGCATAGCCAAGTATCGTCACAGACGCCTTGGACATCTGGATAGCGTTGAACATAGCCATTCCGTCGCTCCAGTTTCCACCTATGGTGTGCATGTGGACAAGAATGTTGGCCGAACCATGCATCTCCAGTATGTGCATGTTTTTCACGAACGAGGTGGCCATCCTGTAGTCAACCCCGGGCTCCTCATCAGCATCCGCATATCCGTGCAAGTAAATCTCCCTGCTCAGGTGATTTATGTGATGCTCGTGAATCTCGCTTATCAGCTGCTCGGCCGATATGTTTCGTTTGGCGATGGAATTCATGATCTCCCGTGTTTAATCTAGTCAAAAACCACACGGGTATTTAGGCATTTGGAAAAACAAAAAGGAAGGCCTTTTTCAATCAAAAAAGGCCTAAAAATAGGCCAAAAAAGGCCTAAAAAAAGCCGTCCTCGTAATCTTCCCGGGGAATCATATCCACCTTGCAGTCGTCGGATCGGCACCTGTAAATAAATTCATTGCCCTCCTTGTCTCTAGTGGCCAGATAGACATCGTTCTTCCAAAGTCGCCTCAAGGACTCCAGAACGGGACCCACATAAGAGTCGTGCAGGCCACGGCCGTGCCAATTGTGCTGGAGAAACATGATGCCCTTGTTTCTGTGGTTGGGATCCATGAGCCTGATTTCGGGCAATCCGCCATTCATGTATCTGGCCACCAGTTTGGCCTTGATCTTGGTGGGATCCTTGCTCTCAATCTTATATTCCCCGTTCGGATACTTCTTCCACTCAAAAAATTCATACTTTTCGCAAAACTCGGGCGTGAAGAATTCCATGATGAGGGTTAAATCGTTGTATAGTTTCCTAACCTCAAAGACCTTGTCGTGACCCAGTCCGAGTTTTAGATCCCAATCTTGTTTCTTTTTTATATCGGGGCACTCTTCCCACTCGGTACCGAACTTGCCCTTGTCCCATCGCTCCTCTATGTCGCACAGAAGATTAAATCCAAGCTTATAGGGGTTCATTGAATATTTGCCTCCAAGCACCCCCATCTTGTGCTTTGCGTACTCTATGATGCCCGAACTTTCGTGCTCTTGGCCGAGTCCGGCAAGTCCTTGTTTTGAAATAATATGATAGTCAACCCAGCTGTTGTGATTTATAAATCCATGGGCCGCATAGCGATGGGTGTCGTCAACAGTCATGTCATAGACTGTTCCTTGGCCGAATTTTATGGAAACAATTTCATCAGACCAATTTTCCCTCGTGAACCACAACCTGTCGTTGATGTATTTGCCAAGGGAATCTTGCTTTCTTTTTAGGCCGAAACTTATCTGCTCCATGAATTTCTTGGCTTGAACGCCGCAAATACGAATTTGCCAAATGTGTGTTTTCTTTTCATCAGAGGCCTTGGCTTTCTTTCTTGAGGAAATTATCCCATAGTTGAGGAGAATGGTCTGGATCTGTTCTCCCATCTTTTCGCTGGAGGTGGACAAAATCACTCCGGCCTTGCCAGCATAGCCGTCACAATCAAAATAGGATCTAAGAAAGGCAGACACTACATTCTTGGGAGACCTCAATATACAATTGGGGACTGTCTTTTCTCTGGCGCAGACGCCCGTCTTTAATCCTATACTCTTCAAAAATTCTTGTAAGCTCTTGGAAGAACAAGAGACTCTCCACCTGCCATTCTTTGAGCTCCCGTCCCACTTCCTCTTGCCAACCAGACCAAAAAGAGATCCCAAAAGATTTTCATACTCTTCAATCTGCTCTAGATCACCTGAAGTCAAACCAAAAGATCTACCGGATTCAGAAATATGACCATCGCCTATCATATAGCCCAGAAAACTAGCCAAACCTTCAGTGACCTCGGTCGGAATTGAGATTTTTTTGCGTCTTATGGTTTGAGTTTCTCCCAACCTTGAAACTTGCTCGTCAAAAATCTTACTCAACTCCACGACTTTAAGCCCGGCTTGTGCGTCAGTCTGCATTCCCATTCGGTAATAGTTGCATTTCCAGTACTTGGAGCCAAGAATTTCTCGTATCTTTCTTGTGTCCAGCCTCTCTTCTTCCTTGTAATCCAGACCGACCGGATCTTTAGGCCATACATTGGAACCACTTATCCTTACCTTGTCACCCTCATTTAGGTCTCTCATATGGATCCATTGACCCTCAGATTCCATAATTCTGTGGTTATCCGATCCTGTGATCTTATATCCCCTCCTTGTCTCTATCGTTACAGTTTTTCTTTCATTAAAAATGAACCAGTTGCTGACCTTTTTGTTGGAGTCGCCGTCCGAAACCAAGCATGAGATCTTCCCTTCAACAAGCTCTTTCGCTGTTATGATTCCATTGTCAGTACAAATCAAAGTATCGGGCCCGACACAAGCGTGTCCCTCATTTATAGTCTTTGTCATTCTCTGTGGGGCAAAGTACATGCTTTCCTCGTAGAGCATAGACACGATGTCGCTCTCCCAAGGCTTGAGAGGGGCGTTGTCCCTAATGAAGCCCATTATGTCCTTGGTGGAACCCACGAAGAGATCCAGATATTCGGCAGCTTCAATTTTTTCTATCTCCAACTGCTGTTTCTTGATCCACTCCTCCGTGTTCACATACTCGTCCATGTAGTCGTGGCCGTCCTCGACCTTGAGTCGCTTAGGATGGCGGTACTTTCGCTTGTCCCTCGGAATGTTGTCCTTGTATTTCTTGGGCTGCCAAGCCTTGGAAGGATCTATCAAAGTCTCTATCCTGAGCACATGGTCTATAAACTCGGTGACCCTTTCCTTTCCCCAACGGCTCATGTACTTTTTGATCCTGGTGCCGTGGTTGGCCAACTCGTTCATCATGTTCTGGCTGGTCTGCGAGAAGTAGATGTTGTTTTTGAAAAAATCAGCGTGGCCGAGTGCATGAGCGACTACAGTCACATTGTCAAGAAGGCTGTTCGAGTCTAGGCAATAAAGGTATACGGGGGTGCAATTCGTGACCATTTCGTATATCCTGTGCATGCCATGAAGATATCCGCGCTGGAGCTCCTCATACTCCATGCCCCATTTCCAATGAGGATACCTCACGGGAAAGCCGCCATAGGCTGCTATTTCGCTTATCTCGTCGTAGGTGAGCATTTCAACAACGGTCGGAGGGAAGTCACAGCCGAACTCGCTCACCTTTCTGAATATCTCGGGAAGGAGTCTCTTAAGTTCCTCGGGCATCGGCACGCCTGGAATCTTACTATTCCCCATCAATACTGGGGATCCCATCATGAATTTTCTGTTGTTCATTATGTCATCCCAGGTTGTTGGCCCAGTAGTTCTCCGTTCTTCCTCTTCTTCTTCCCTTTCCGAGAAGGTCTATAATCGCGTCCTTAATGCCCCTGTCCCTTTCTTGGTCGGACAAGTTGGAGTCCGTGCCCACCTGCGTTGTCTTAAGGTTCGTCGACTTGCATTTTTCATCTACCGCCTGCTTGAGGCTGTTCTCGTACCTCCATGGAAGTATCTGGGTGATGCCCACCATGTTTACGAACTTAGGACCGAATTCCTCCTCCAGCGTCTTTACAAACACATCGTTGTCATTGTCCCAATTCTCGCCGTCCGTGAAATAAAACAAATATATGTTCCACTTGATGGGATTGAACCTGTTCTCAAACATCTTGGATATGAGTTTCAATGCGGTGGAGCAGGTCGTGCCTCCGCCGTACCGGTACTTGTAGAACTTCTTCTCATCAACCTCTTTCGCGACCGTGTCGTGCCAAACATAGACACGCTCTACCTTGTCATAAAACTTACGAATCCAAGTGTCTATCCACCAACTCATGTCGCTTACAATGTCGCACTTGTACTGATCCATGGACGCGGATCCGTCCCTGGCGAAGAATATTACGGCATTGCTAGAAGGCAATTTTATCTCATTAAACTGGCGGTATCGCTTGTCGCTGTTTATGGGGGTTATGAGCCTAATCGGGTTGGCAAAGCCCGGAATCTGGTAGAGTTTATTTATGGATCCGTCGGCACACTGCCGCTTCAGAGCTTGCTTAAGGGTTCTGGCGTTGTGCCTGAGCGATTCGGGCCCCACGAGGGCTATGTTGTTATATTTCTTGATTATCTGCTCATAGGTGTCACTCGGCTTGGGTTTCATATCAGGAAGTTCAAGTTCATCCTGCATGAACTTTAGAACCTCGTCCATGTCCACGGCAATATCCATGCCGTCGCCCGCGTCTTGTCCGGCCTTATTGCCCTTTCCGTCGCCCTTCTGATCGTCCTTGCCTATTACATCGCCCTTTTCGCCCTTTCCACGGCCGATACCGCCGTCGCTATCGCCGTAGACGATGTGCGGTATGTCAATCTTTGGAATTGTAACGACTATCTTTCCATTCTTTCCTCTATTTCGAAAGATGGATCCATTCTTGATGTACTTTTTAAGTTCTTTCCTTCTTATGCCTCCGTAGACATCTTGGAAGTCCTTATGATCGGAATCTATGCGGCGTGGAATAACTCACCTCTTTTTCAGTCGTCTTCCGAAACGTCTCCGCGAGCGAATATGGAACTTATGTATTCCAAGACATCGGTCGCGCTCTGCTCGTTGTAGCCGTACTGGTCTATGAGCCTCTTCTTTACGGCGTCTATCTTCTCTTGGATATCCTTGTCCACGACGGTGGCTCCCTTGATATTTAGAGCCGACAACTTTATGTGATCCTTAGTGTCCTCAAAAAGCTTGGCCTCCAAGGCTTTCTTAAGCTGGGGGTTTGAGTCCCATTTGAACTTCTTGCCGCCATGGGCTAGGTGGCCAATAAAGCCAGCCAGCATCCTTCTGAAATCGTCGGCACCAACTTCAGGTATATCTATCTTCTCTTCTATGGATCGCATCAATCTTTCGTCCGGCTCCTGATCTTGCTCCGTGAAGGGATTTTTTATCTTCGTGCCGTTGATGTAGGCCATGACATTGTCTATGTAGTTTCCGCAAAGCCTTTCTATGGCATGCTCGTCGCCAACAAGGGCCTTCTGGACTTCGGCCTTAAGTATCTCGTCCAGTTCCTTCCTGGCTAGGTCTATGCAAGCCACGAATTTGGACTTGTCCTCCTCGTTGTCAAAAAGGGACTGATGGTCTACCCCGGCCTTAAGTTCATTGAGAACCATAAAAAAGTTTATATAATCGTAGTGCGAACTCAAGCAGTTGCTAATCTTGTCCTGGGTGTAACGACAACTTATTCCCGTCATGCCCTCGTCAGGATATTTGTCCCGCAACTCCTTCACGCTATCCTCCGTCCAGCCGGGAAGGGATCTGCCGTCGTACAACTTGGCCTTTTCCACGAGGCTTATCTTCCCGTCCTTGTCTTCTTGAAGTCTAGTAAGAACGGACCACAGAGCGGCTATCTCTAAGGTGTGGGGCGCTATGTGCTGCTTGATCTTATCCTTGTTGTACTGGTGTTCCAGAATCTTGAGCTCCTCGCTCCACCTGAGCAAATAGGGAACATCTATCTTCACAGTCCTATCCCTTAAAGCCTCCATGGTCTGGTCGCTCTTTAGCCTCAAGAACTCAGGAGAGTTTGTATGGCCTATGAGAACTGTGTCGACAGCCACTTGCGGGAACTTCTTTGGCTTGATCTGCTTTTCCTGAGAAGCCCCGAGGAGGTCGTAGAGGAACTCCTTGGCAAGCTTTAAAACCTCTATGAATTCGACAATTCCCCTGCTGCCAACACAGAATTCTCCGTCAAAATTGAACGCCCTAGGATCCGAATCTGTGCCAAAGTGCGGCAACTTGCCCCAGTTTATATCACCAGTAAGTTCGGTGCTATCTTGGTTCTTCTCATCCTTGGGTTGGAAGGTGGCTATGCCACAGCGGTCGGCCTCACTGTGAGTCTTGCGCACGACCCGGATGTGATTTTCCACGACCTTGCCCCAATCCCCATCATTCCTAAGAAGCAGTTCTTGCATGAACTTCTTAGACCTTGGATCCAACTCCCCGTCAACATTTAACCTGTATAGTGTCTTGCGATCCTTCTCAGGGGTGTTTTCTACAAGTATCCTGTTGAGATCAGCAACGACATCCTTTCTCATGTCTGGAGGGAGAAGTTTGAGGGGATCTTCGTGCATGGGCGACTCGTCCTCGGACTGCGTGTATATGCCGTTTTCCTTATCGGTTGGCAGGTTGACCCACTTGAATGTGTACCACGAGCCCTCGTCGGTGAGCGAGTACTTTTCCAAACCCTTTTTTATGCAACGAAGGATTGTGGACTTGGAACTGCCTACGGGGCCGTGCAACAGCAAGACCCTTCGCTCCGGGCCGTAACCGCCGGCGGCTCCCTTGAAAAACTGAACGAGTTGGTGAAGCGTTTCCGAAAGTCCGAATATTGGCGAATCGGAACTGTCAAAAAAATTGTAGTGTATGTAGGTCTTCCTGTATCTCTCCACTTTTGAGGTGCCCTTGCTCATGATCATATCATAAAGATACTGATATGCTGTCCTGGCAAGCTTTGGATTAGAATATACCAGATCAAGATATTCGGAGAACGACATCTCCTCGTTAAGTTTCTTGAACTTTTCTTTATCAAACTTTGAAGAAAGCTTCTTGAGAATTTCGCTCATCGTAATGCCTTTCGTGTTTAAATATTCTAGTGTAATCAAACTAAAAAAGCACGGCACAAAGGCCGTGCTTTTCATTTGAACCTAAAATGGTTAGCACAAACAACTTACTTAACTTCTCCGAAATGATTTCCGCTGGATATGTCGTCTATCTTTCGATACGGCTCGGGGCCAACCCTGGATGCCCTTTCGGCGGCCTTCCTCTGGTCGCGCACGCCGCCGGGCTTGTCCATGTTATGCTTGAACCTATAATCGTGACCCTTAGACTCGCTGTTCCACCTGTCAGTTCCGACCGGATTGGCAAAACTAACCGAGGGGCACCCAAATATTTCAAACTTCTTAGAAGAATTGCACTTGGGGCACTTCGCAGATTTGACCGAATCTTCCTTTTCCGCTATCTTTGACCAAACATCATAGACTTCATTGCATTTTCCGCACTGCATCTCATATCTCGGCATCGTTCTGTCCTTCTGTTAGTTTTTTTATCGTCGTGAAAGCCGTTTCAAAAGCTTTTAACTTGTAAGAAAGGCTTCTCAATCTCCAAAAAAGAGATTTTTCGCATATTTTTATGGCGCAATTAAGGATGTGCTGATCCGGGTTGTCAAACTGGGTCATGGATATCAACTCGGCGGCGTCGGGCATCAAGAACTTGGTCTCGTCAAATTCCTCGTCCTCTCCGCTATCCTCATCATCTTCACCGAAATAAAATCTCTTCATGAGCCTCCAGCGTGTAAATATACATTGTTGCACTGCTCCCACAAATTTAAAACCGCCATCTCGTTGACGGTCAATCTACTTGTGCCGAATCTTTTGAGAGCCCTATAAAAAGGAATGTCCGATCTATCTATCCATTCTTTTAAAACAAAATTGCCACAACCCTCACTATAGTCAACTAACATGCTTTGGATGCTAGATTTAGAAGAGGCAATGTCAAAGTTTCCTTCAAAGTCTCTCACGGCAACCACCGTCGGCCCTATCTTTATCTCGGAGCCCGCTTGCTTGGAGATCTTGACTCCAAGCCTAGAAGCCCACTGAAAAAGGGGCTTGTCTAGGTTTAATTCTAGAACAACCTCCCAATCCGGCAGTCGCTTTCTGAGGGAGTACCAAGATGCAAACGCCATCCACTCTTGGTGCGGAGAGCAATCGCATGATATAGCTATCTTTAAACTTTGATCGGGCATCAACTTAAGAATAGTTTGAAAAGCGCCGAATTTTAGTCTTGATCTTGAAAGAATGCGGGCTCGTCATCCGGAAGACCCTCCCGTGCTGGGCCATTCCGCCGGTGCCGAGAGCTCCGGTTGCTGTTAACTTTGGGCCCGAACCTTTGCCACCCTCTGAGACCAGCCATTCCTTGAAGCTCATCTTTTGTTCAGAGCGGTCAGTATGTCGCTTTTTGAGCGCGAAGCGTCCGCAATCTCCGTGGGATCCGTGCTGCTCTTCATTTTATTGTCATAAATTTGAGCAACTTGCTTGCTCGCCATCTTTGGGTTCTTTGACTTCATCAAAACAGATCTGATGTTGTCTACGGTAGTATCTTTCTTTTTTACGGAGGTCTTAATCCCCCCTCCAATCAAGGACTGGATGGGGTTGATCTGATTTTCTCTGATTACGATCCATTCGCTGAATTTCATGAAATTATGTATTCACATGGATCTTATTTTGTCCATCATCAAGGTTGTGGAATGACCCGAAACCATTGGAAAAAAGCAGACCTCGCGTGCAAATTCAGATCCGACGGGATCCGAGTATTCCGAGCCCTTGACGAGGACTTCCGGACATACAAGTTTGACCAGATTATGCGGGGTGTCCTCATCAAATGAAACGACAAAATCCACGCATTCCAACGATGAAATCATCGCTTTTCTATGCTCCAGACTGTTGACCAAACCGTGAGCCTTTTTCTGCCTCTTGACGCTATCGTCCGAATTGAGAGCGACCACAAGCTTGTCCGCACGAGATTTGGCAAACTTCAAAAGTTCCATGTGGCCCGGATGAAGAATGTCAAAGCAGCCATTAGCAAAAGATAATGAAAAGTCTCTTTTGGAAAAAATTCTGGGGTCTACAAACTTAGAAGAACATATCTGATACGGGTGCAATGGGCTATTGTGATCCCGTTCAATATACCTAGAACATGCATCAAACGATATTTCTACGGCCTTTCTTATGTCTATAGAATGAGCCATACACATTGAAAGAAACGCTATAAACGCATCGCCGGCTCCAATAACAGACCTGGGCGTCTTCTTTACAATGGGCCTATATTCAAACCATGAGCCCTGGACATTTCCCACCACCCCATCGCCGGCTTGAGTTATGACAACGGCTTGGCAATCCGTCTCTCTCATAAAATATTCACACTGAAGCCTCCAGTCAAAATGGCCGCTCATCTCGGCAGCCTCCTTGGAATTGGGTTTTATTATGGTACAACCCTTCCACCTATCAATGGGGTGCTTTTTTGGATCAACTATTGTAATGGATCCCTCTCCAATGCTCCTTATAAAATCACTTCTTCCCTTCAGCAAGCCCTTGTCGTAATCGGAGAAAATCACGACATCAAACGGCTGGGATTCCGACAAATTTTGAAGCAACTTGTCTTGAAAAGATTTCATCAAGTCCGGCGAGAGATTATAGTTCTCGCCTTCTATGTCCAACCGACACAACGGAAAACCGCCACTGTAGAATCTCTTCTTCGTCGGGATGCCCTTAGAAAATATGCAGCCATCCATGTTTATGTCGCCAGCAAAAACCTTCATTGCCTCATTCGTCAAGGCAAAAAGACTCACATCAAAATTAAAATTTGAAAATTGCCTGCAGACATTAGCAGCTCCTCCAAGAACAATTTTTGGTATTTCATTTGGAGCCTTCATAACCGGTATGGGGAACTCCGGACTGACCCTGTCCGCAGAGACATCATAGTATTCGTCCAGAATGGCGTCGCCGAAAACGGCAACTTTTGGCCTATAATCGTAAAGCCTATCAATCAAAATACTCAAAGGCCAAACGCCTCCAGCGTGAATTTAAAAGGATCCCCAGGAATTTTCTTAACTAGATCGAGCATCATTGATGCTACATCCCTAGTCTCCTTCTGGGCGTCGGGCTTGAGCCTGAGTCTCCACAGGTGCATAAAAGCCGCCAGAGATCCCGTCCAAATAAACTGCGTCTCTAAACAGAGGGGCAGTATTACCCTGCATTGCTCCTTCGCCACTCCGGAGGACTCCATCTCCTCATAAATATCCTTGCAGACGCCAATTGCTTCCTTGATTTTATTGATAAGATACGAATTCCTTTCGGGATCTATGTCGCCAGAACTTCCTTGCTTGCTATCCTTGGACTGAAGCCTCAATTGGTCAGGGATCCAGTACTCGTCTGAAAAATCAACATATCTCCCGCTTATGCTGTTCGCCGTGAGTCCCACCTGATGCTTAAACAACTGCCTCTCCACAAAGACGGGGCATTGTATCCTAAATTGAAGCTGAGGGTGCCTGAAAGGCGAAGTATGGCCATGCTCCACAAGAAACTTTATGAGCCTAGAGTCCTTTTCATCCAAGGAGGCTTTGGCCTTTCCATAACTCACCCTGGCCGCATTAACGACCATAAGGTCGTCGCCGAAATGACTGAGAAGTTCTGCTTTAATTTTCATTCTCCTTTGAAACTTCAGCCCAAGAAACAAAACTTGGACGGCTTGATTCTAATATCCGCTTGCCTCTTGAGGCGAGAGCACTTTTGCTTCTCATGGCATGGACTATGGCGGGATCAACGACTCTCCTCGTTCCCGTCATGTACTCTTGAAATTCCCAAGGCGAGCCGTCCGGGAGCCTGTCGCTCAAAACTCCGGTCCACTCGCTGGCCCATATGTCCTCGTGTCTGGCGTGGAATCTGTCCTCGTAGTTCTTGCTGAACATGTGGGACAGAACGGCGACAAAGACTTCCTCCGGAAGGTCGAGACCCCTGTTCTTCTGAAATATCCTGAACCTCTCCGAGGTTTCCATGGCCATGCGAGCAAACGGCTTTTTGCACATCCAGAAGCCGCCATTCGTACTGTACTTTGTCCTTTGAACGACTCCGAAGTCGCGATACAAGTCCGCCATTAGGGCGTTGGGGAGTCCCCACCAATCGGGACGACGGGTTTGGGGCGAGTTCAAAGGAGACTCCAAAAAAGAGTGCCAAGGATCAAGCCCGATTATGTCGCAAAAGTCCTTGGGAGGCTTACGGACAAAGTAGTGATCGCTGTCTATGAAAACAAACAAGTCATAGTCAAGCTCACAGACTTTCAAAAGATATTTGAACTTCCAGTACTGCTTAAAGTCCAGGTCTATTCCCTTGTCTAGTTCGCACGAAGCTGTACCAAAGATAGGTTCGTCCGAAAAGGTCAGAATATCGTGTTCCAAGCCCGATTCACGAATGGAACTCACAAGGCTCTGCAACATGAACCTGTATTCGCCCCACGCAACCGACCAAATTAAAGTCTTCATAATTTTTCAACTCTGTGCGTAATTTAATACAGCGTTCCACTTCCTTTTTGCAGAGGCGGAATCGCACCATATTTCACGGGAACAAGCACTAGCCAGTCGGCTCATTTTTCGTCTGAATTCATAGTTGGAAAGATCAATCATTGCCTCCCTAAGTTCATCAAGGTCGTTCCACAAGTATCCCGTTCGCTGATCCCACACCATATTGGGAAAGTTCCACTTGTTGGGCGCAACCACAGGACAGCCCGTCAGCTGCGCCTCCACAACAGCACGGCTTTGGTTTTCTATAAACTCGCGATTGCAATTATAAAGAAAAACATCAATAGACTTGAGAAAATCAACAGTTCCAACTTGGTTGGCTCCCAAAAGGCTCCACTTGTCGGAAAAGTCAAACCAATCGTACCTCTTGGCCAGAGGAGAACTCCACCCCATAACCTTGTAAGAAGCGGGAATTGAAATGGTGGCCGATTCATAAAAGACGGGAAAGTCCTCAGAAAACTTGAGGAAGTCATCGCGGCTTACCTTGCCACAGACAACCGTGGGGCGACGGGGTCTGTCAAAATAAGGCCAAGTGGAACTGTCAAAGTAGTTGTCCAGGATCGCAACCTTCTGGTCGGGCTTTACAGAAAGTATTGTGGGCGACACATGGTTGAAGTGAAAGGGCGATGTGAACAGGCAGCAGTCAACCTTGCCCTTGACTATGCCGTCCAGCTCTTCGCTGGTCGTCCACATCATGTCGTTTGACCAAAGAAATTTAAGATCCAAAGATCTTATGAAATCCAGCCGCTCAGCCTCCTTAAAAAGCCTGAAGTTGCAATTGGCATATGCGAACCCCTTGGGATTTTTAGGAAGACCTGGGGGCATGCAGTACTTGATGCCCAAAGCGTCCAAGAAATCAGTGTTGTGCTTCTCGTTGAGCCTTCCAGCGTCGTTTGGTATGCAAGTAATATTGAAATCGTCCTTCAGCAAGACCAACAAGTCTTTCAGTCGCGTATCCGCACCACCTAGATCCGATATCCACTGAAAAACATAAAGATCGGTCTTCATTCAGTCCCCCTTGACAATTCTTATGGAGTCCTCGGGCGTGTCGGGGGTAGAGAATTCAAACAATTGCGAATCTTCAAGGGCTTCCATCTGGTGGCGTAGACCGAGAGGCACATGAAATATGTCTCCCGTATTCAGAACGGTTTCAGAAGCGGATTCCAAGTCGTCACAATACCCGTGCCGGACAATGACCTTGCCTACGCAATAAAAAGTTTCCACCTTAATTTTGTGATAATGAAAAGAGCACTTTTTCCCCTTATTAAAACACAATATCTTGCCGCAGTACCCATCCGCGTTGTGTATGATCTTCTCGTGACCCCAGCCCTTCTCTATCATTTGCATATCAATATTCCAAAAGATTTCAACATCATATAAGAAAGTTAATTTCAAGTCAACATTATACTTGACCGACGATCCGAAACAAAATACAATAGGCCAAGGTGCAAACTTGAAGGATCTTTTCTACAAGCCCGTCAAGATACAGGACAAGGAAGACAATATCTTCTTTTGGTCTGATATGCACCTAGGACAAGAGTGCAGAAGTTGGGACGAACCCTTGTACGCCAAAAGAGGATTCTCATCCTTAGAGGAGCACGATTCATCTTTGGTCAAGAGATGGAACGAAAAGATTTCTCAAAAAAGCACAATTTTCAACTTGGGGGATATGCTGTTTGGGCACGACGGCGAACGAAGGCTCCTCAACTACTTCCAAATTCTAAATTTCAAGACCATGTACCTGCTTTTCGGAAACCACAATGCCGGCATTAAGCAGGTGTTTGATAGATTGGAAGAAAATGAACTCCAAATAAACTCCGAGAAGAAAGTGGTTTTCTGCCCCAGTTATCTAGAGGCCGTCGTGAATGGAACAATGTGTGTTCTGAGCCACTACGCAATAGCGTCGTTCAACAAGCAAGGAAAGGGCGCCTTCATGATACACGGGCACTCTCACGGCAACCTGTACGGCTCCGAAATGGGAAAAGTCTTATACAAGGCCAGAGTGGTTGATGTGGGGGTGGAAAGATACCCGAGCCCGCCTTCGTTCAAGGAAATTAAGGAAAAATTTAAAAACGACCCGGTTAGTTTTGACCACCATGGCTTCAGCGAGCATTCATGCGAGCGTAGCCGTGGGTAGTTCACAACATTTTCGGCAACCACTGGGAGTTTAGTTCTAAAAACAAACCAATTAACGAGGACGACCTTATGGAAGTGGCAGACACGCTGAAGGCGTTGAAAATGGATCCGGTGGAGAAAAAGCTGCGTGGCATTATTATAGACCACATGTACACGTGCATTGAAGAGGGGATCGGACTCAAACACTGGATGGATCATCTTGCAAGTATGGACATCTGCGTGCACACCACCCTCCCAGATCTGATAAGATCTTCGATAGGAATGGGCAAACAGAAGACATGTCCGTCAGATCCCGACAAAATCACGGTGGAGACAAATTTCGGACAAGTATACATGTCGCATGAGACGGCAGAAAAAATCATGACTCTAGGCTACATCCCCCTTCCGGAGAAAACAAAATGACAAAAATTGAACTGCTTGAGTACCTCACAAGAATGGCCAAGGAATACAGATCCGGATGCGCAGCCTCCGTGATCAGGAACAGACACATGAACGAGACCAACGGCGAGTGCAACGCCGACCAGAACACAATAGACGCCATCTTGGTAGATTTTATAAACCGCATCGGCGTGGACCAACATGTGGACTACGGCTTGTACACGAGGGATTTAAATTGAAAATATACATTGGACCATATTTAAAATGGTGGGGTCCGTATCAGATTGCCGATTTGCTCAAGTTTGTCGGCGTTCCAAAAGAACTCCGGGAAAAGATAGGCAAGCGTCTTGCCGATACTCCTCTCCTAGGAATATGCGAGTGGATTCACGCTCGCCGCAAGCGCACGGTCAAAATTCGCATAGACAACTACGATGTGTGGGGGATGGACAGCACCATCGCCTTGATAGCCTTGCCGTTGCTCAAGAAACTTAAGGAAAAGAAACAAGGATCTCCCCACGTAGACGACGAAGATGTTCCAGAGCATCTTCGTGTCGCCGCCGCAACGCCCTTGACAGAAGAGGAACAACACTGCGGATATCCCGACAATAATTTTCACCTCCGATGGGAGTGGGTGGTCGACGAAATAATCTGGGGGTTTGAGAACATGATCGCGGATGACGAAGGAAAGACCGAATTCTACAAAGAAGGCAGGCTGGATCTTGAAGCCCATAAGAAGTTCCACGACAGAATCCAGAACGCTATGTGTTTGTTCGGGAAGTACCTTCAAGGAATGTGGGACTAAGTTCCTTTGCATCGCTAAAAAAGAGACTATAATGGGCGTAGAAAAACTAAGAACACTGCTGCGTCGCAAACTTGGGTGCATAAGAAAGGATCTCTGGCTCGGGGGGGCTCACGGCGCAGATTGCGAATACCGCCACCAGATCGCCACGGAGAGGGCTTGGGCGGCTTACCTTGTCTCGATTGGATGTAAACTTGTAGAGGAGCACGCGATCCGAAGAGACTTTGAGAGCGCGTTTAACGATGTCGCCCCGGGCACGATGTGCGTCAAGGTAGAAAGCGACTTCGTATTTATCCCCGGAGAACTAGCCGCGAAGATTCTCGTATTGGGAGTTCTGCCGTGACAAAAAAAATGTCGCACATCAAAAACTACTGGGCGATCTGAAATGAAACTCTTTGCTTGCTACGCGATCTTCGCCCTGTTTGTCTCTTCTTGCTTCATGTCTCACCGCCATGAAGACTTCAAGTACTTGTCACTTTTCTCGGCGGGCGTCCTGCTGGGTTTCTTGGGCAACGAAATGTTCTCGACGGATTCCATAAAGACGAGAAGGGAGATGCCCAAGGGACCTCCTCCAGCGTTGCGCCCCAAGAGGCAAATAACATGAACTTCAATGATTTCTGTATAGTGGTCATCGCATACCTCTATATTGACTCTTGGATGACGGCCTTTCGTTTGAGAGGCATGCAGAAGAAAATCGAGGAACTCCAGAAGGCACTGGGGATTAACGATGAGTGACAAGAAAGATTGGAAACAGAAACAACTAGAAGCCATCCGATCCGGCTATACTCGCTCCAAAGAATTGGCAGAAGAAATATGGCTTGAGGGGAACCACGAGGGAACCCCCAATGATTTCTATTATTTCCAGTGTGGTTTTGTGGCCGGGTTGAATTATCAACGGCTGAAGGCTTTGGAAAAGCTGAGCGAACTTGATCAAGAATTGGGGTTTCAATAATGAATAAGATACTTTACTTCTTGAGTACCGGGGTAATAATGCTCTCTATCTTTGACAGTTTCAAGACGAAAAAGGCTCCGGAAGACATCGTCTACCATTCCCTATCCGCCGAGGGCACCGTGGAATCCATCCACATCGGGGGCCGCACCGAGGTGGCGAAGGTCGTCGGAGCCAAGCTGACAAGGCACGGCAGATACTCAAAGACCACTAGATGGGGAAGAAGGACAGACCTCTGGACACTGGATGCGGAAATAATCCAGCCCGAGGGCGAGAAGAACTACTTCGCCCCGCACCTTGACGGCATGGTGGATGTAAAACAGAAATCTGGGCAGTTGACAGAACACGGAGAGCGCCCTTGGGATGCACTGACCAATATGTGCGTTGGTTGGGATCAGTTAAGATTCGCCAATATCGTATTCAAGGACGACAAACCCGTGAGCGTCTACTTCTCCCATTTGAAATTTTCTGAGGGTGAGTGGATAATGGTTGCCTCTTATGTGGCAAACTTTTGAAAGTACTAGATGAGTTCTCACATCAAAATCCAGAAACCCGACTCGTGGGCCAACAATCCCGTGCTTGTCGCCGGAGAGTTGGCGTTGGACACTAACGCGAACATGCTGAAGGTGGGCGACGGCGTGACGGCTTGGACCGAACTTCCCTATATTTCTTCAGACCGTTGGCGCTCGCCCGGAGCCGAGGAGGCAGACAGGCCGAGGGAAAAATTAAAAGACATGATCTTCTTGAAATATGTCAACATGCTGCGGGAAGAACTCGGCAGGATTGTGATGCCTTCGGATCTGACCGGTCCTGAGCCGAATGGTTGGCGAACTTGGATGGAGAGACATGGCCTGAAATACTTGAAGCCGACGAAGGATCATGTGGATGTTCCCTTCATGGGGGGCGAGTCCATATACATGCCAAGAGACTTCGCGGACAAGGCTCTGGTGCTGGGGTTTCTGCCATGATCGCCGTTGAAATTTTCGTACTAGCCATCGCGATATCAATCGTCTTCTGGCTGTTCGCCATGCCGGTCATGATTCTTTGTTTATGGTTCATTCAGAGATTCTTTCCTTCCCCCGACACCACTGATCCGGGGCCGAAATGACAAAGGTAGAAAAAGCAGACAGGCTCTACCAGATATTCAAGCGTAGATTTGATGAGATCAAAGACGACATCGTTCGTGGCTCGGCGAAAAACCGAATCTTCTTGATCAACGAAAAGATAGAAGAATACATGGAAAAACTGCATCCTCACGCAAGGATGATGCACCAAGAAACCCTTGTTTACTTGATCAACGAGCAAGTCGTGGACGCGATTGCCGTGATAAGCCCGGTCCACGAAAAAAAGGTCATCGTATTAGAAGTGGAATACGCAAATAAGATTTTGGTGTTGGGGCTGCCATGACCAAAAGGGAAAAAGCAGACAAGTTGCATCTGATGTTCAGAAACAGATTCGACGAGATCAAGTGCTATGGGGGTTTCGGCTATTCGGCCGGCGTCAAAGGAATTGACGAGTATATGGAAAGATTGAAGCCTGATGTTATAATGGTGCGTTGTGTCCATCTTGTATCCGTGATCAACAACGATTTCGTGGATTCAATCGCCGTGAGGAATCCTTATGACGGCGACAAGGCCATCGTTATGGATGCGGGGTATGCCGACAAGATACTCGTGCTGGGACTACCACGAATAAAAAAAATAGAGTTGGGGCTGATCGGACTGGGTTTCGCCACCTTGCTTTTTCTGACGCCTTTTCTGAACGAAATCCACAAGAAAAATATTGAATCCCTCCGGGAACCGCCGGTCTTCAGAATCGAGGAACACCCGAGACTTCAGGCCCACTGCAAGACATGCGAGCGTTGCAGGGAAATGGTATATAATCCCGAAAAGCCTACCCCGCCGATTTGCGACATCGGCATGGGCCTCATGGTAGAGGACGTCAAGGAAAGGTGGGGAAAATGACCGAAGAATGCGCCGATCCCGAAGCCCCGAAAGAGAATTGCGTCTCCTGCGGGAAGATCGTCCACACGTGCGAGAGGAAGACCCCCGTCAACGACAGTTATCTCTGCCCGGCACACGGAGAAGGATGGCAGTTGGACGATGGAGTCTGGGTCTGCGGCGCGGAATGCGAAGAAAAATACTTCAGGAGGGAGTCTTTCAAGCGGGACATCAAATTTTTCCATCCGTTCAACTTTCTGGTTTTCAGAAAGCCCAAGATGGACGACCCCGAATGGCACCCCAGCGATGATCTATGCCAGTACGGATTCAGTCTGGATTTGACCACCGAATTGTACTACTACACATACGATTGGGGTCGTGGCATCAATTTCAGAATTCTGGGCTTCGGATTTGAATGGACGAAGGTGAAAATGTGAAAAACTGGGAATTCACCCTAGAACTGACGGGCGCGGAAGACTTGACCACCGAACTGGCCGACGCTTTGTTCCTTGCGGGGTGCGCCGACGCAACCCTCAGCAAGTCCGGAGGCAAGTTGTGGCTGGACTTTGACAGGGACTCTGAATCCTTGGAAGAGGCCGTTCGGACTGCCATTGATAATGTGCGCCGTGCCGGCGAGAGGCTGGGTTTTTCTTTGGACGCCAAGGAGGCGAGAGATGGAGATCGGTGATAAGATAGAGGGAGTTTCCGGCCGCTTCGGGGATTTCGTGGGCTCGTTCAACAAGAGCGACATGGAGCCCGACCCGAACTTGGAGTACATCTACGATCACGGCACTGTCTTCTGCGAGGAGGCTCCGTACAATCTTCCCACAGAATACGCTTGCCGTGGGCGCAAGATCGCAGTCAATGTCAGGAAGCAGAAAGGATATTCTTGTAAATACAGCTTCAACTTCATAGACGACGAGACCAAAAAGGAATACCATACCCACTACGGATGGAGCCTCATCCCCAACACCTCCGAGAACTTGCTGAGGCTTGAGGAGATCAGAGGGCTCAATGATCAGATTAATCAGCTCGGAATTCGCATAGGGGCGGTCAGGAAGGAAATGGGTCACCTGGGGTGAGAAGATGACACGCAGTTTGATAGCAATTTCAATACTTTTCCTCTCCGCTTGCGGAGTGAACCAAGAAAAAACTTATAGAGTCTACGATGTGACAGACGCTAGTGGCAAAACATATCGCAATCTAAATCATTCAGGCGGCGATGTTTTCATAGACTACGACGGAAATCAATACATTTTCAACGGAAACTACACGGTAATAACCAGAAAAGTTTCGGGCGAACAGTTTTTGAGGGAAGTTCAACACCGAGAAAAGCCTTGAGAGAAATTGAACAAAAACTCAATCAGATGATGATCAAACTTATGGCCTTTCTTTTTGAGAGCGCCCAGAACGGAAGTTTCGGCTGGGATGACTGGCTGGCGACGAACGGAATAACGACGACGCCCGAAAACAAGGACGAATATTGGGCGGTGACAATCAATACTGCATTTTCTAACAAAGGAGAATGCTATGCGCGGCATGAGGCGACCACATTCCATGTCCCCAAGGAACTTGCCACGAAAGCCCTCGTGCTGGGGTTCTTGCCATGAATCTTGATCGTCTTGAAGCCGCCGAGAAGATTGAGAGCCTCCTGGCCCTCAAATACGACCGTGACTTCTACATGACGGGGAAGTCATGGAGTGACTACCTTGAGTCCATAGGGTGCTTCTCCGACCCCCATTATTCGTTCTTCAAGGTGGTAGATCCGGAGAGTTTCCACAAGCGCGGCGGCCTTACTTTCGTGAGAATACCCGAAGAATTCGCCTTCAAGGTCTTGGTGCTGGGCGAGTTTCCTTGAACTTTACATCTATAAAAAAGGGACTACGAGAAAAGCACGCATAGACCCGTATGGATAAACGGGTCTCCAAAAGAAAAGAAACGAAGAAGCGTCGGTCAAAAATGGACTGCCGAGTCTTCGAGTTGAAACTGGACCGCTCCAAGATGTCAAAGAAGACCCGTACGCACCTTTCGCAACTGTTCACGGAGGCGAAGTGGTTCTACAACTACTGCCTGTCCATGGATGACATCAACGAGTCCGACACCACAGCCAAGACCGTCCCCGTCAAGGTAGAGGACAGGTACGAGGATCGGCCACTGATTGTTTTCGGCGGAGAGATGAAGCAGGCGATGAAGGCAAGAATATTCGGGTCTTTGTCCTCGCTCAAGGCCCTGAAGGAAAAGGGACACAAGGTCGGAAGACTAAAGTTCAAGAGCAGGATCAACTCCATACCTCTGAAACAGTATGGTGCGACCCACCAGTTGGATAAGAAAAAGTCAATGGTCAAGATCAGGAGCGTGAGGAAGTGGCTCAAGGCATCCGGACTCAACCAAATTCCCGACGATGTTGAGATCGCCAACGCCAACCTCGTGCGGAAGGCCGACGACTTCTACCTCAAGGTCACCACCTTCGGCGAGAAGAAGGAGAGGGTCGTGCCGGAGGCGAGCATCGGCATAGACTTCGGGTGCGAGACCCAGTTGACGTTCAGCGACGGTACGAAGGTCGAGTTCCAGGTCCCCGTGAGCAAGCGGCTCCGCCGATTGGACAGGAAGATCATGAGGGACAGACGTCCCGACTCCAAGAAGAAGAACCAAGACAGGATCAAGAGACAGCGGGAGTACGAACGTATTTCCAACAGGAAGAAGGACATAAGGAACAAGATCGTTCATGCGATAACCAGCAGTTTCAGGTATGTGTGCTTTCAGGACGAGAGCGTCCACGCTTGGCAAGCAAGTGGTCACGGGAGGAAGATACAGAATTCTGGCATCGGCGGGATAATCTCCGACTTGAAGAACAAGTCGGTAACGCCGTGTGAGGTTCCCAAGTTCTTCCCCTCGACCAAGCTCTGTCCGAGTTGCGGCAGTTTGAATAGGCTTTCTTTGGGGGAAAGGACATACCGGTGCGGTTGTGGTTTTGAGCGTGACCGTGACTGGAAGTCGGCCTCTTGTATAGAGACCGAAGGTTTGATACAAAAAAGAGTACCTGTGGAACGCAGGGATTTTAAGGTGCAGGAGAGTTCCGCCTCTGCCTTCGTCGGGCTGTTGAGTAAGATCAACGGAATCCGCGTGAAGGCAAGCGGGTTCAATGAATGCAGGAAGCCCACGGCTTCAGCGAGCCTGAGGGCTCGCTGAAGCCGTGGGTAGTTCACAATGAGCGCAGACAACTTTGTCATCGTCCGCAAGTTTGAGGACGGGTGGCGTTGGGCCATGGGCTTCGCCACCCATTGTGTTGAAAACAACCTCTCTTTTGGAGAGGGGGTCAAGGACCGGAGTTTCGTCAACGGCCCATTCGGCACGATTGAAGATGCGTCAAGCCACGCCGAAAAAGAACTCGGAATCATCGAGTACGGAATAATCGTGGACAACCATAAAGAGATCCATAATGACCACGCTTGAATATTGGGTTGTTCGTGTGGCCTATTTGGTCGAGGGCGCCGCCGGAGTCGCCGGACTGGCCGCTATGGTGCTTGTTCCTTGGATTCTTCTGATCGGGTTTGTTTCGTGCTGGCTTTGGCGCCGATCAAAGTATTCAAAACTCCGTTCCGCCGTCAGGCGCCTCTTGGACGATGTCAACTCCCGCTACCCGGACAAGAACCCAAGGGAGTGGAGTTGTCCCTATATGCAGGCCTTGGACGACATGACCCATACATGAAAAACCAAGCCATCAAACTCTTGCTGTGCCGGATGCACGAACTTTCTTGTTGGTATCGGACCAACTTCAGGAACCATAGCCAATTAGACGGCTACAGGTCCGAGTATGACTTGCACCAAGCCTACCTTGAGGAGATCGGATGCTCTTGCGTCCGTAGAGAGAAAATCATCGTCCGAGAGTTCTTGCAGAATCCCGACAAACAAACCTTGGAATCCCTCGGGCTTCCGGAAGGACGATTCGTCGCTTTGGCCCACCCTTGGGAGGCGACTACGATCATACTTATACCCGAAGACCTCGCCATGAAGGCCGTCGTTCTCGGGGAGTTCCCGGCAATGGATGCGTTCGGGCAACCAAGGAGCCATCAACTTGCATGAGAGTCTATATCGTCATCGGAACGACGGAAGGCGTCTACCAAGACGAAATCGGCGGGCCTTTTCTCCCTCATCCCGACAAGGAAATCGTTGAAGTATTCTCAAAGCAGGAGGATGCGGAGAATTTCGTCAAGAACAGGAAGTTGAAGAAGCCGGAAAGAGGGAGTTACGGCGACACCTCCTTCTACAAGGGCGGATACTACGAACTTGAGGTAGAGGAACATGAAGTCAGAGGATGACGACGGACGCTATTTGCTCTTGGGAGGAAGATCCTCGCCCGGCCCTCTGTCGGCTCAAGGCCCCATCTACGACAGGTTCCAGAATTTTTTGTACGACATGGTGGCCCTCGGTACGCCGCAGCCGAAGGGGAGGGCGGATGCCTTGAAGACGAGACTAGAGGGTGTCGGGGTCAGATTTTCAAATAACCCATGGCCTCCGACCCGAAAGCCAAACGAATGGGTGTTCGCATCGCCCTTCGGAGCGCACCTCGCAATTGACAAGGAAACCGCCGAGAAAATATTGGTGCTGGGACTGCCATGAGAGACCTTATTGACATCGTAAAGATCGCAAATCAGCATCCCCACCAAGGCTATCCGAGGAAAATGAAGGTCTATGACATTCTTCAAAGAAAGTATACCGAATCCTTTGAAAACAAAGAGATGGATGTGTTCAGCCATGTGGCCTACGCAATGGCAAAGACGAAGTGGCACGAATATCTCAAGTCGCTCGGCATGACTTTTGACATAGAGGAAGGCATACTTGATCCTTCCTGTCATCTGGAATGGCAGCAGAGATGGATCAAGATTTCCGAAGAAACGATGAACAAGATATTGACATTGGGGTTGCCATGAGATGGGAAAGACGATCCATATCAAAACTTGAACTGATTCTTCGCGAGAGGTTTTCAAAACTGCACGCAGAACGCTTGCCCGTGACCGTCGGCCGGCACTTGAACATCGTCAAGGAGTGGACCAAGCTCCTTGAGGAATCGGGATGTCTTTTTTCTTCAAAGGGCTGTCTCGTGGAGCCCGTGAATCATCCGAAGGGATTCGTCGTCGTGTCCGACCCCATCAAGTGTAGGACGATTGCCGTTCCGGAAGAACTCGCCTTGAAGGCGATCGTTTTTGGGGAGATCCCGTGAAAGAAAAACTCTACCAAATCCTCAACGACAAGTGGCTTGACATAGGTGTTCTCTGGCGAGCCACCTTCCGGCGTCAGATCGGCCTTGAAGGACTGCCCCGCAAAACAAACAGAGGACAATTTGATCAACATTTGTGGGACGAATACTTGCGGGAAATGAACATAACCCATCCGGCGGTAGAGGTTCATTTCCTCGGAAGAGAGACCGAACATTACTTCATCGAGAACCCGGCGGCGAAGGAGAAGTTGGTGGGAGTCCCCAAAGAACTCGCCATGAAGGCCTTGGTGCTGGGGCACTTCCCCGACAGCCCCTCGATTGAGAAAATGCGGGACTGTTTCCATGAACCATCAAAAGCTCCTTGAAATATTCATCGCCAAATTGGACAAGGTCTGTCCGCCGAAGAGCGGACAGAATGTCCGCAATGACGCTTGGTGGTCAATCATAGAGAAGTATGGATGCAAGATGATACCATCTGGGCAAATAGCGGACCTGGTCAACAACGGACCGAACGACTATGTGTGCATGAAGTCTTTCAATGTATCGGTGGTGAATGCCCACTGGGTGCTTGTTCCCAAGGAACTTGCTTTGAAGGCCCTGACGCTCGAATACCTTCCCGACAGCCCCTCGGCAGAAAGACCTCGTGAATCCACATGACAAAAGACAAACTCTACCACATCCTCAACGAGAAGTTGTTTGACATCGCCGATCTGTACAAAGGTCACGAGTTGGAGCATTCCCGGCCTGGGCCGAAGCCGAACTGGATGCCCGTTATCTCAAGTGCGATAAAAGGAATCTTCACAGAACAGTTTGATCTTGAAATCTGGAAATTGTATCTTGAGGAGATTGGAGTTATCAAATTTGTTCGCTCCGGATGGTTCAGGGAGAACGATATGGAGGACGAAATCGAGAACCTCTCCTTCGCGGACCTCCAGGGCCAGAAGGTTGATATTGAATGGATCAAAGAAAATCTTACGATAATTCCGGATCCGCTCGCACAGTTTCATAGGGTCGGAATCCCCAACGAACTCGCCACGAAGGCGTTGGCCCTCGGGTACTTCCCCGACAGCCCCTCAATTGAAAGAATGCGGGAGGCCTCCCTTGGACACAGCGGATGAACTGTACGAACTGTACAAAATGCTTGAGAGGAGACACCGCGACCTCATGGTCTTCTTCAGCAATATTTGTTGCGATCCGAACCGCTGGCCGATACATTTGAGGCCGATCTGGGACAAGTACTTGCTGAGTCTGGATTGCAAAAAAGGCCTCCAACCAGGCGACTTCCTGTACATCCCCAGTCCCTCGAACGAATGGAAGGAGACGGTAGCCTTCCCCAAGGATGTGGCGTTCAAAGCCTTGGTTCTCGGCGAACTGCCGGAAATGGACCTGGAATGACAGACAAGATCAACGACGAGACATACAGGCTTCTCAAGAAGAGGTTTGACGAACTGGCGGGTGTCATGGGCTTAAAGGGTCGCCTTGGCGATCTTTGGCTCAACTACCTTGAGGGCTTGGGATGCGCCGTAGTTGAAAACATTCGCCCAACCAACCCACCTTCGGAATCGGAGAACTTCGTGGTCTGTCGCAACCCATCAAGCCCCCCGTTCGGCAAAGGGTTTGTCGAGGAGGTGCGGATTCCCAAGGAGACCGCGCTCAAGGCTATTTTGATAAGCGATTTTCCACCCGGAACCCAGCAAAAATGACAGACAAGATGAGCAAAAAGATATACGCGCTCTTGAAGAAGAGGTTTGACGACCTCATAGACTTGTACATAAAAAAGAGCGGCTCGCTCTCCATCTGGACTCCAAACATAGACCAGATGTGGCGGGACTATCTTGACGAGATCGGGTGTTTACGATACCACAGTTCAGATATTCTTGACCATGTCATTTCAAACATTGACGATTATGTGGTCTGTCTGAATCCCCAGAGTAGTTTCACGGGCTACATAGCGGTTCCCAAAGAGACCGCGTTCAAGGCCGTCGTCCTCGGCGAGTTTCCGGAGATTTCGTTTGAGGTTGCGAAATGAATTCTGAAATGGGCTCCACCAAGCTGCACCAACTTCTAGAGGAGAAGTGGGAAAAGGTGTTTGGACAGTACCGCTCCCTCCAAAAATGGGCGGAATATATCAACGAGATGGGCTTCAAGACAACAAGAATCGTATATGCTCCCGACGGACATGCCGCATATGCGATGAAATTTCCCGACCACGAGGATGTCTTCTTCGTCCTTGATCCATTGAGCAAATTGCATCTCATTTCAATTCCCAAGGAAGTCGCCTTCAAGGTTCTGGCCTTGGGAGGGTTCCCGTGAATGAAAAACTCTATGACATCCTGAACAAGAAACTTTTTGACATCGCGGACTTGCACTACGAAAAAGCCAATTCTCCGCACCGCCAAGAACCCCGCCACGAGCGCCTTGGCAAAAAGATTGTTTCTAGTTCCCCGGTTTCTACCTCGTTTGGCCCGAAGATCATGTTCCCCAAGCATGTTTGGCGCTCATATCTCGACGAGATGGGAATCGTCAAAGCCGAGGGGGTTGAACAGCGAGTCCTTCCTGTCGGAAAATTTTTGATCGTGGCGGATCCTCTTGTTGCATACGAAAAGTTGGGCGTCCCCGAAGAACTCGCCATGAAGGCCTTAGCCCTTGGATACTTCCCCGACAGCCCCTCAATCGAGAATATGCGGGAGACAGCCTTAGAAGAACCAGTTTACACGATCAAAAGTCGGGGCTATAATGCTCTAGGAAAAACTCAAATGATCTACCTCGTGCTTGCAGTCGCGCTACTTCTCGCCATCCCGATAGGGCTGGAATGCTTGTTCGCCTATCTCATGGACGACGCCGAGAAAAACCGCCACCTTCGGGAAACAAGTGATAAAATCATGAAAGAAAATCGCCATGACGCTCTCCTTGAGGCCGCGACGCGACTTTATGAGTGCGATTTTTGGAAGCCAACTAGAATGTCGGAGGATGAGGCATCTAAGGCGTGGGAGGCGTTGCGTGACGCAATTGGGCTTTCGCCGGGAACAGCCACTCAGTGCGACGGGCGCATCGGCTCCTCGACTAATGGAGCCTCATCTCTCACCGACGCGGAGCGGGCTGCGATCCTTTTCTTCGTAGACAAGCATCGCAAAATCCAGAAGGATGGCGAAAATTACTGCTGTATTGAGGCGAGTCTGCACGCCGATGCGCTTCAGGGCTTGCTTGAAAGGGAGTCCCGTTGAGCGCCGACAACTTCGTGGTCGTCCGCAAATTTGATGACGGGTGGTATTGGGCCATGGGATTCGCCACCAACTATGTGGAAAACGACAAGCCCTTTGAGGCAATTGAACCAGATCAGTTCGTAAATGGCCCGTTCGGCACGGCCGAAGAAGCCGAGGAACACGCCAGCAAGGATTTGGGAATCATAGAGTACGGAATAGTGGTGAGTCATGATTGAAAAACAAGTCCCCCTGCACGAGCTTCTGGCGTCCGTCCCGGAAGACCACCGATTGGTCATCCACGGGGAGGGAAGATACCCGTCCAGCACCAGCATCCCTGTGGGAAGGCTGTGCCAAGAGGCATCCAAGGAGTTAGAGAAACAATTTGAACTCCGTTTCGCCGTCAAGAGACTCCTGGATGACGTCAACTCCCGCTACCCGGACAAGAACCCAAGGGAGTGGAGTTGCCCCTACATGCAGGCTTTGGACGACATGACACGCGAGAAAACGATATGAAAAGGACTTAAATTGTATGGAATCAAAAATTGAAAAACTTGTGGATTACCTTCGGGCGGATGGGCATGACGACGATGCGGAAGCCTTGATTGTCGTGGATCATCTTATGAGGGAATATGCCTTCTCACATGAGCCTATGGAAGAAAATGCAAAGATCTTTTCCCAACTACTGCAAGATTTAGTAGCGGATTGGATGGGAGGTGAAAGATGCAGATCGGTGACAAGATAAAGGGCGTTTCCAACCGATTCGAGGACTTCGTGGGATCGTTCAACAAGAGCGAAATGGAGCCCGACCCGAATTCGGAGTACATCTACGACCACCACATCGTCTTCTGCGAGGAGGCTCCGTACAATATTCCTACGGAATACGCTTGTGGTGGACGCAAGATCGCAGTCAATGTCAGGAAGCAAGATGAGCGATGGTCTTCCCGGTACACCTTCAATTTCATAGACGACGAGGCCAAGAGGGAGTATCACACCTACTACGGGTGGAGCCTCATCCCCCACACCTCCGAGAACCTGATGAGGCTTGAGGAGATCAAGTGGCTCAACGAGCAGATCAATCAGTTCGGAATTCGCATAGGGGCGGTCAGGAAAGAAATGGGGCATCTTTAATGACTTCCTCTTGTTGCCCGAGGAACTCGCCCTCAAGATGATGGTTTTGGAATGTCCGATTTTGGCCGACAGGATCACAAACGATGAAGTCAAGTAGAAAGATCACATTTCACGCCGAATGCGAAAACTGCGGCGGAACCGGACTATATCGGGGTTTCATGGAGGCCCCAGATAAAGCAGTGGTCTGCATAACTTGCAGAGGCACCGGGTGTAATGTCTTAAATCTCAAGCCCTTTGAGGGCAGAAAGAAAAAGAGGGGCGTCAAAAAGTTTAGGTTCGGTTCGGGAACAATTCTAAATTCGCCAAGCAGCCCTAGTGGCCGTGACTACGAGTGGTTCCCGTACAAGGAGTTTCTCAAAAAAGTGCCCGAAATGGCAATTAAGGCGGTCAAAAAGGTCGCCAAGAAAAAGTAGAACTCCCATGACATACCAGCAAAAATGCGAGAAGTTCAGGAAGTTGATATACGAAGCCAACGGCCTCAAATTCCCGCCCACGCCCAGGTTGGCGCCCATATCCGAGCCGATACGGTGCCGATGGAAGAATCCAGAGGAACTTGCCGAGTACTTGGAATCATGGGGAGGCAGGTTGGTGCGAACTTGCAGAAGGAGAAGGGGCTATCTTGTAGTTAATCTTGAGGAGGGCATGGAGCCTGTCGGTCGCAGCCCGTCCATAGCGGAAGTGCCCATGGATTTCGCCACGAAAGTGCTCGTGATGGGAGGATTTCCTTGAAATAACCACCGCCGTCAACTTGAGGAGTCGTCAACCTCGGGAGCCGGATGACTCACACCGGCTAGTCCGTCAAATGACCACCGAATTCCCGGGTTAGTGGTCAGCCAGGTAACTAGGTGCGGACAACGGTGGCGGCGGTGGTTTTGAAACGATTGCATCAATTTGACAGATGGCATAAGAAACTGACCAAGGAATGCTGTAAATGAGCCTGGCAAAAAAAGTTTGGCACCTTTTGCTTCGCAAGGGAATGGAGTTGAGGAGCAATCCCAACTTCTCCGAGGTTGAATGGGACGATTATGTTCTTTCAATCGGTTGCGAGACGGCGCAATGTGAAGCAAGTAATTTCGGCGGCTACGAAGAAGAAAAGAGCGTCGTTGTAAGGGACGAAAACCACACAGCGTTCGGCAACAAAAGAGGCCAAATCCCGAGGTGCTTGAGGATAGACAAGGAGACTGCCATGAAGATTGCGATTCTGGGGTTGCCATGAAACTTGAAAGCCAGATAGTCGCGATGCTTTGGCACAAGAGCCATGAGATAATCATGATCAAGAAGCCTCCTAGGCCCCAAATGGATTGGTACGAGAAAAACTGGCTTTCGTATTTGATGGACATAGGCATCTTTCCATATGATGAGCACTCTCCTAACCTCGACGATCTCGTGATCGTCAATGATCCATGCGGCACTGGTCGTTTGGCGCTGTCAAAGGAAACGGCCATGAAGATCATGGTTTTGGGGCTGCCATGAACAAGGAAGAAATGATACAATCTGTTACGCTGAAGCTCAGCGACGGCACCGTGGGAACCTTCGTGGGTCCCGCCTTGGTGTTTGAAGAGTCCGCAAGGATAGTGGATGTGACATTCGGGCCGCCCAGGCCCATGCCGACCGGTTGCGAGTGGGGAAAAATAGACACGGAGGAGCACGATGAGTAAACAAGAACAACAAGAGCGTTTCAATGCCGCCGTAATGAACTGGATCGCCGAGGCAACAAGCATGTACTCCGGCGCCTGCGGCGACGGAGGCAGACGCATTGTGGCCGACGCTTGCGGGCAGTGCTGGACTGCATTTGAAGCAATGAAGAATCCAGAGCCCGAATCCCCAGTTCCACTGAAGAGCGGTGCGGCACCGGCAGATACACAGGAACCGGTGGCGTGGTACGGTTACGCCGTACGAGCAGACGGCGGGTTTTGCAAGAGCCTTGACTTTAGCCAGAAGGACGTGGAACGCGAGCTTGCCCAAAACGCCCGCACCGTAATTGAAATCGTTCCGCTCTACCGCCAGCCGCAGCCTACGCTCACCGACGAGCGTGCTGTGGCAAAAACAGAAGGCAATGTTTGGCTGCACGCATCAAACAAAGAGTTGAGCGACGAAGTTGACAGGCTCACCGCCGAGGTTAACCGTCTGGAGGCATGGCGCGACACGGCGATGAAGTTCGGCGAGAGCATCGTCACTACCGGCCCTACGGGATACTACGATTTCACTCCGGCGGAGTGGATGGATTGGGCGACTCAACATATCCATCCCCGTAGCCCTTCGCCTGCGACTCTTACCGACCACGAGTTCAAGATGATTGACAATCTTGCGTTTCTTCTTGAACAGTATGGATGGAAGAGCTATGCCGTCGTGCTCAAATCGCTGCTCGTAAAACTTGGAGGCCGCGTTGAAAAAGAAGAAGAGACAAGGGTTAGGGTTGAAGATTGTTTTCCCAAAGTTCCCAATCAGCCCGGATTCATGAGGTGGTTCAAAAAATGAAGTATATCGGGACAGAAATCGGGACATTGTGTCCCGATCTTGCAACTATTGGCGACTCGTGAAAAACCTAGATGGAAAAAAATATCTCAAGAATCGTTGGCACACGCAGTTATTCGTAATCTACTTGAACGCCTCGGTGTAGCCGGCGACGAGTTTCTGTCCATCGACGATGAAATCCTGCGAAATATGATTGATCAAGGAGAAAAGAAATGACAAAATACAATAGTGTTCAAGAAATGCTGGACGATGCTGGAGAGCCAGATTTTGCCGAAGATTTTCGTAAACATATGGCAAAACCATTTGTAAGACTCAAGAAATTTTTTTCAATTAATTGGGCTGTATTGGTTGCATTTATTTGTAGAAAGAAAAAATGAACGACAACAATGAAGTAGTCACTGTAACACTATCCCTTACCAAACATCAGTGGAAAGACATCATCCAGCATATTATGAATGATGCTAGTATGTTGGAAATGGGATTATGCGCCCAAGCTGATCGTGATGCAGACCTAGTGGAAGAAAACCAAAGATTGAAAAATCAAGCGGAGCGACATATGGAAATTATGACGCTCAAATCAATGAAACTGGCACAGGGTGGCTACCAACCCGTAGTGAGTCAAACCGAAGTGCCGAAGGCTCCGCCTAAGAAGCGGTGAAGCAACCCGGTACTTTTGTGTTTTTTGCGCCGGAAAATTTTAACCTTGACGCACTATTATCGCTAGGAGAAAAAATGATTAAAATGATTTACGCATCCGCCGTGGCTACTTTTTGTTCCATACTGACATCTGCTTTGGTTTTGGGTTTTTTATATTGGATTGTGAATATATTCAAGCTGAATTACGGAAGAGACGCATATTGGGTTTTTAGTGTTGCATTCTTTGCGTTTCTGATAAGTTGGATAGTTGTATTTGGTCTTTTTGTCGGACAGAACAGTCGGTAGAATTACCGGTTTTGATTGGAAAAATCATGAGCAAATTTGAACCCGGCACGGTTGTGGTTTTTGCTCCAGAAAATTTTAACCCCGAGTTTTGGAACAAGTTGCCAGAACAAGATAAAGTTAAGTATTATGGATCATTGGGATACGGATCAAAAAAACCAAAGTTCTTTGCATTCTTGACTGAAATTAAAAATGCTCCTGGTCATTGTGTTTTGGCTGATTTGGATGACGGAAGAATTGAAGTTATGAGACACATTAGTGATTTTAGAGAAGTTAACGAGGATGAATTCTAAAAAGAGATAGAAAAAGTAAATTCCAAAATGGTTTCTTGACTGGTTTATCCAAACCCTAAATATTGCCTGTTTTAAAATCCGTCGTCGTGACTTTACACCGACCTAAAACGAGACTAGAATGAGGAAGAAGATCGCAAAGGAGCGAGTCCATGGAAAAATTCAACTGGTGCGCCTTCTGGAAGGGCTTTGACATCTTCGGCGCGATGTTCTCACCGCCGCCGGATCTGCCAAAAACAGACGAAGAGGCGTTCGCACGCGACATGCAGGCACTCGCAGACGATTTTGAGACCGTGATCAAGGATCAGAGGAGATGAAATGAAGAAGAAGATCGCCGAGAAATGGGTCAAGGCCCTTCGTTCCGGAAAGTACAAGCAGGGCAGGCACGCCCTCAAGTACAAGACCAAGGCCGGAGTCACGAGGCACTGCTGCCTCGGGGTATTGTGCGAACTCTACCAGAAGGAGCACAAGAGGAAGTTGAAGACCGAGGCAGAGAGAGGCACTGAAGAACTCAGGGACTGCAAGGTGATGAAATTCGGCGACTGCAACGGGACGTTGCCCGAAAAGGTGATGATTTGGAGTGGCATAGGAATCGACGATGGCGGACTGCCCGACGGACGCACCCTCGCCCAGATGAACGACCACGGCGATGACTTCGAAGACATCGCGTATGTAATTGAGAGCGAGTACGATGGTCTATGACCCACCCCCTTGATGTCACCGAGGGATGGACGAAACTCTACGCCACCATCCACTCCGAATTCGCGCTCGCCCAGATGAAAGGGAACTTGGTCTATCCCGGAGAGATGATAGACGAATGGAACGCCCGATTGGAGTCGCTCGGCATGATCCTCACAGATTATCAAACTTGGACGGGAATAAAAGGGTCAAACCCCAACGGCATCACCATGTCCAATCCCGCCGGGGGATGGATTCAAATTCCGTTGGATGTGGCGACGAAGGTACTGACGCTGGGGTTGCCGTGATGAGACCCGACAGGAAACTCGCGGAGACGATCCAGAAGGCGTATTACAATTCCGACCCTTGGCCTCCGAAGAGCGAGGACTGGCTGAGGCGCATACTCCGAACGGGAGCCTGGTTGGCAAGGGCGGATAACGCTGAAATTCAACTTGAGAAAGATCCCAACCTTTGTTCGTGTGCGGATCCCGGAGACTTCATGTGCCGGACATTCGGCGTCGTGGAGGCGACCATGATCCTCGTCCCGAAGGAAATCGCAATCAAAATCATGACATTGGGGCTGCCGTGAACAGAGAATCAATCTCCAAACTGGAGCACATGTTTCGTGATAGTTTCTTTAGGCTTTACGACATGTATTTCAGACATGAGCCCGTCATCAAACACGATTGTGTCATGCTGAAGTGGACCGAATTCTTGAAGGGTCATGGATGCTATTTTCTTTTAAAGGGCCGTCTTGTTGAGCCAGTGAATCATCCGAAAGGCTTCGTGCTCGTGTCCGACCCCATCAGGTGCAGAACAATAGCGGCCCCGACAGAATTCGCCCTAAAGGCTCTGTATTTTGGCGAAATCCCATGAGCATGGATACTTTTTTAGACCAACTCAACCTCAAGGTGTACCGGCTCTTCAGAGAGAAGGGCAAGGAACTGAAGGGTGCGGGCTTGTTCTCCGAAGAGGGTTGGCTGGAGTACATACATTCGCTGGGGTGCGAAACCTCCGACAAGCAATCCTGCACCCGGTGTGGCAAGACCAGCATCATCCCTTATGACTCAAAGATGATTGTCTTCAGGGACGAACATTTTATTCGGGAAAAGGACGGATCAAAATACTACGACCGAATGATATTGGTAGACACAGAAACGGCATTCAAGATCGTCGCACTGGGACTGCCATGATAACCCGAGAAAACAAGGACAAGATCGCCCAACTCATTCAAGAGTCCACCTCGCATCCGAAATTGAAGTTCTCGGACACGCTCCCGAAGAAGTCCGGGATGAGCTTCTTCCAAGAGGAACTCCTCAAACTCGGGATAAAGGAAGTAGAGAAGGACAAGGGCAAATTCGACAGCAAGAAGCACATAATCATTGATCTGGGGTGGCCCGTCAGAAGCGGCAAAGTGCTGAAAGTTCCAACCCCGTTGGCCATAAAGATTCTGGCGTTGGGCTTTTTTCCTTGGAAGATACAATAGTTTTGGAGACACTCATGGACGACGCCGAGAAACAAGATTTTGAACTCAATCCCGTCTCCCTCAAGACGGCCGGAACTATGAAGGTGCGCTATGTAAACGGGGACAAACTCAAGCCAGTGCAACTTGAAGATGGCGGACTAACATCCGGACAGCGGGATGCGATAAGAATCGCCTTGGTACATTTGATCTTGGCCTCGGTGAAAGACCCCTCGCTAGAAAAACACATTGAAACACTCAGGGACATGATTGAAGCATGAGCAAATTGGGAAGAACCGCGTGGTGCCTGCGTTCGCCGAAGGGGAGGCTTGTCATCAAGACGCTCCATTCAAGCCGATCCGCATGTCTGGAGTTGAGCATCCCGTGCTTCAGATTCAAGCATAACTGGCTCCAGCCTTTTAACAGGACATGGAAGGAAGCCAGAAGTCTCGGGTGGAGCGTTGTCCTTGTGGATATCAAGGAAAAATCAAAATGAACATTTTTCAAAAACTCAATACTCCGATAACTGTTCCTAAATGGAAGTATGCTCTTTTGTGGCTTTTGGTGTTTATGACCGCCGTCACTCACATGTTTAAGAAGTGACCGTCGGCCAAAGGAAAAACACATGACTGAGTCAAAGGTGAATAATGAGTGAACAAGAACCTGTGGCGTGGGCTCTTTATCCGCCTCTTGATGAAACGCCAAAAAAGCCAGTGATGGTATTTCAATGCCTAAAAGATGCGAATGATGAAGCGATTGAGTCCGGGTGTGATATCGTCCCTCTGTACCGCCAATCGCGGTGGATTCCTATAACGGAACAACTCCCCCCAGAGGGCGAGCGCGTTTTGTTTTACTTGGACGATCCGTTGACAGAGGTGAATCTTGGATGGTGGGAGGGCAAGCACACGCACGGCAAAGCGATTGCCATGGAGTACGGAGATGCCGACGGCGATTGGCTCCCGTGTAGCCACTGGATGTCGCTTCCGACCACAACGAGTGAACAAAAATGAGAAGAACAAACCAGATAGTCGGCATGGTCAACTTCCCGGTGGACTCGGATCAGTACGAGAGCACCAAGGTATGATTAGGTTGCATACGCTGCCAACCCCAGTGACGAGATGTAGATGAAACCGAGAAAGCAAAAAAAAATGAACGACGAACAGAAAACTTGGTTGAAAGTTCTCCTTTATTTAGTTGCAATCATATCATTGGTTTCTTTCTTGTGTTATTTGGACAATGAGTGGAGAGAGAAGATGGGCTCCGCCATCTTTTGCCCCAAGGGCGTCAAGCCGAACAATGTGGTGGAACGCTTCCACGAACACCAAGAAGTCAAGGTCTTGGAAAAGGGTACCGACGAGGTCGTAAGGACCTACGGAAGGGTGCGGCTCACTTTCCTCTCCAAGGATTCGTTCATGATACAGGACGACAACACAGGGAACCCCATCCTGCTTCTCGTGCAACTCAAACCCAACGAATATGTCACGGCGTTCACGAAAACTGAAAATTTTGAAGCCAAGGCTTGGGGTTTAAAATGAATGAGTCTTGTGCCGATCCCGACGCCCCGCTCGAGAGCTGCTTCGTGTGTGGAAAATCCATCCACACCTGCGAAAGGAAAGAGGCCGTAAACAACAGCTATCTCTGTCCCGTTCATGGCGACGGGTGGCAGAGGGGCGATGGGGCTTGGATCTGTAGCGAGGAGTGCGACCAGAAGTATGAAGCCGACAAGCCCCGCCACTCCAGCTTAAAGTTCTTCCACCCCTTCAACTTCGTCTTCGTCAAGAGGCCGAAGACGGACGATCCCAACTGGCACCCCAGTGACGACCTTCACCAATATGGATTCAGCCTTGACCTGACTACCGAACTTTATTTCTACACCTACGACTGGGGCCGGGGTTTTAACTTCAGGGTATTGGGATTCGGATTCGAGGTGTGCTTCAACCCATGAATATCGAAAACGAGTTCCACACGGCGATCCTTCTGACGATCGACCTGCACCGCCTGGTCACCGCCGGGCAAGGCGAGTCGGAGGAAGCCGACATCGTCCGCGAAACGCTGGGCAGTCTGCTGCTGACATTAGAGAAGGACGACAGCGACCTTTGCGCTAAGGTATCGGCGAGGCTAGACTGGTACGAGAGATGGTATAGACAATGAAAATAAAAAAGCTCACGGCGGACCTCAGCCGAAGTGCAACCCGTACACAGCATTCGATGAAAAGGTGGATGTATGACTAAAACTTGGGATTTCACCCTCGTGCTGAAGGGGGTGTCGGACTTGACCGACGATCTGGCCGACGCCCTTTTTGAGGCGGGATGCGACGACGCGACCCATAGCATGGTGGGCGGCAAGCCTCTTCTTGATTTCTCCAGGGAGGCGGAATCGCTCGAGGAAGCCGTCTTGACCGCCTTGGAAGACATCCGGCGGGCCGGCGAGATGCTGGGTGTCCCTTTGGATGTGGAACGCATTGGAGATGAACTGTGAAACTCTCCGACGACAACATCAAAAAGCTTGAAGTTCTTCTTCGCAACGCACTTGCGATTAGATCAATGGGTCCTGAGGCTCTGCCTGCGAGTAGCGGCATTTTTTTGGCAGACATGATGTACGATTTCAGCGAATTCCCGAAGGGTTTCGTGCCGGTGAATCTCGGGATGGAGTATTACGCCTTGATTCCCAATGAACTAGCCATGAGGGCGTTGACCCTCGGCCACCTTGAATTTTAAACCATGAATTCCGATAAATTCTGGGCACGGGAGGCCCTCAACAAACTCACCGAAGTCCTCACTGGAGCCATCGGCCCGCCCTTCCCGGTTCAACAGAACCAGCCCTTGCCCCATCCTCCATTTTTGGAGAAGTGGAGGGAATTCTGTATAAAACACAAAATCAAGCCGGGAGCCCCCGACTTCTATGTCAAGGGCGCTCACTACACCGACAAGTCCGTTGCGGACTTCTATGATTTTGAAGAAGTGCCAATGTACTACGATCATAAAAACACGGTCGTTGTCCTCAACCCCTTCTTCGGCCAAAAGTCAGAGGAAGACTTTCTCAGATACAAATGGCTTGAAATAGACGCGGAACTGGCGGTGAGGTTCCTTGTGCTAGGTCTCCCATGAGCGAAAATAAAAGCATATCCAAGAGGGCTTTTGAACTCTTGTACGACGAGTTCAGCAAGATCACTCACATGTCTCACTGGTCTTATGGCGATCATCGTCGCCCCACGGGCACGAACCGAATGCTATACAGATGGGACAGATACCTCAAGAAACTCGGTGGGGTTCGAAGGGAGACGCTGAAGGATTTCCTGATCGACTTCAAGCCGAAACTGAGGGATGACCAGTTCGTAGCCGTAGATCCGGCCACGAAGTTCTACAACAGGGGCGGATCTGACGGCAGGGTCAGGATGCTCGTCATCGACAAGGACTTCGCGCTCAAGATGCTTACGATTGGCCCCCCAGACATCAGGGAAATGAAGTACAGGGTTCCACGGGACTGGGAGGCGGAATGAGTTCCACGAACTGGTCCAAGAAGAAATTAAAAAAGGCTCCCCTTCCTTGGATTCGTGCTCCATGGGAACTCAAAGATCCGACCCATCGGAAGATCATGCTCGTAATTAATCAATCCTTTGAAAGAATGTTCGGTCACAAGTTCACGCTCAGTTGCTCCGAGAGGAGATTGTGGGGAGAGTTCTTGAACGAGAGAGCCATACATTGGAAGATAAAACTCCCCCGACAGCCCGCGGATTGCGACTCCTGGAATGGTTGGAATTTTGTGGTGTGCCCAAAGGACTCGGTTCTTTTGGCCCAACCAAAGAACCTAGAGGGCTATGTGGAGGTCGGCAAATTCTTTATTCCTGAGGATCTAGCCACAAGAATGCTGGTTCTGGGGGAGCTGCTATAAAATGTATTCAAGCAACGGAACAAGTCTCATCACCGAGATCGAGGCCAAACTAGGAGATCTGATGAGGGATGGTTTTCCCCACGACGGAACATATTCAGAATATCACAAGGCCAAAGATAAATTTCTCGCATGTATAGAGGCCAACGGAATAAGGCTTATGTCCTTCTGGGATTATACGGAAACGAAGAAGAAAAAAACGACCGGGATCAACCTTGCCCCAAGCCCGTTCTCAACTCCAGGCAGGGAAGACCATTATGTCGTATTCGACGACGAACTAGCGACGAGGGTGTTGGCGTTGGGCTTTCTTCCTAGATAATCATTCGTCTATTGCTTGGCGTCTGACCTCTTGCCCCAACTTGTTGATCCTCTGCTCGGTGTATACCTCAAACTTCCAGCCCCGCACCTTGCACGCCTCCTCTGCCGCACGCCACTTGTTCTTGTTCATCTCAAGGTCGGTCTGGTTGGACGGCTTGATCTCCCAAAGCTGCTTGGTGCCGTCCATGAAGTTCACGATGAGGTCGGGCGTGTACCTGTGGGCCTGCCCTTGGTGTATGTAATCTATCTGGAACGGTTCGGAGTAGAACGACTCAACATCGTCATGCTGATCCAGTATCTTGTAGACCTTCTCCTCCAGGCCGCTCCTGTAGCCCAAGACCCTCCCCGTCTTCGTAGATTCGTACTTGCCCTGCTTGAACTTGGGCTTCCTCGTCTTCTTTCCCTTCTGCGAGAAGTCGTGCCACAGTATGGCCCGGGCCTGCCCGGCATAGTTTCTGAAGTCAAAGTTGGGATGCTTGACCTTCATATGAAGTTTGACATCCCTAACAGGTGCCCCGCAGTGCTCCAGGGGGCATCTCACAAACTCCCTGCCCTCCTCGTGGCTTTCCAAGATGTGCGACTTGAACTCCGCATAATCCTCGAACTGGACCCCGCAACAAAAGCACACGTATTTCTTGCCGGAACCGTCTGCGAAGGGGAGAGTCATCTTTCTCCTTGGTAGTTCGACCTGATATCTTCAAGGATTTGATCCATGACCTCATCGGCCGAACGGCACTTCTTTTGCGTCACGGATCCTTCCTTGTACCAGACATAGCCGTCAAAGTTGTCCTCCACGACATATCCTATGCTGCTGGCCCAGCTCTCTATGTTTTTGTACGGCAATTTTCACTCCTCCCCATAAGTCTTGTCGCCATCCTCGTCATCGGACACGACAATCATTTTCTTGCCCTTCTTCTCTAAGTGCTTTTCTGCCTTTTCCTGGGTGACCACTTCTATTTCGTCAATGTCGCCGCTGTGGAATACGGACATGGACTTGTCTCCGTCTGTAGATTTTTCCAAGTCATAGGCGGAGAAGCTGGCCTCCTTTGCCCAATCCTCGTCCTCCTTGGACTCGGGACTTTTCATGCGGGCGAAGGTTATGCGTCCCGTCTCCGTAGCCCCGTACAAGACACCGTCCTTCTTGAAAAAAAGACAAAGGTCATTCTCTGTGAACAGTCTGGAGGCGGTGTCCCATTTATCCATCAGTTCTCGAAAATTAGAAAATGCCGGACTGTCCATAATTCTTCCTCAATTCAAGATGAACCAACATCACTCATAGAAGGTTCTTCACCGCCGAGGATATATACACCTAAACATGAGCAAAAAAACATTTAGATCGTTCCTGGAGGAGGATCAGTCCTACCTTTCCTCGCTTGAGGATACGCTCGGAATAGACCCGAGAGACATGGAAATAGAGCCCCAGATAGGCAAATTCTTCTCCTTCAGCCAAGAAGCCTCCAAAAGGCTTGGCCTAACCAGCAATGTTGGCCCCTACGAGATTAAAAAATTTAAAAGAAACAGCGAAGGAAAAATAACCCATGCGGTCGTAGTGAAAATAAACGACCCCTTCATTAAGAGTTCAGAGTACAAGGACGAAGACGGAAATGTCGTCCGAGTGGACAAGGATAAAGAAAACCAGACTTTCCTCGTGGACATAAAGGATCTTGAGGGGTTGCTCAAGCAAGATCTGGAGCCCTCTCCGGGTCAAGGCGGAATAGCCTAATTGGAGAATTCCAAGAAAGGCAAAATAAGATCGTCAATCTTGGAATAAAGTTGATCCAGGCTGCCGTCGTTCACCAGGAAAAAGTCCACCAGCCCGAAGTCCCCAGTTGAGCAATTGACCCGACCCTCAATGCCCTCCTTCAAGAAATATTCAACAAACTCTCTTATCTGAGATTCTGAATCGTTCGGGTCATTGTTGATAAAGCCGGGTCTATAAATAAGTATATTTTTCCCACCCCTCTCTCTTACCGCAAGAAGTTCGTTCTTGTATCTGACATCGCTTATTATCAAAGATTTATGATCTATACGAAGAAGCATCTCGATCCATATTTCGTCTTTTATGCTCCTAAATCCGTCCCCTATAAACTGAAGGGCTTGTCGGACAGGTATCTTAAATCCCGGAGGAGGTTCCGAGACGGTCTTCCACTTCTCTATAAAATCAAGATCTACGCCAAATGTCTCGCAAAAAATGCGTTTGACATTTGAGGCAAACGAGCCCCTACCCCAACCCAGCCTTTTGGCCAGATAGTCCGCCGTGACGTCCTTGCCCTGACGGAGCTGTCCCGCACAAGCCAACAATCTCATTTTTAAACCTTTTCCTCACTGAGATTATACTCTTTTATTCAACAAGTTCAATACATACATTTGGAAAAAAATATGAAAGAGCCCAGATGCGGCAACTGTCTTCTTTTTGACAAAACAAAAGAAACCTGCGGGGTGGCAATCCTTATCGAGGGAAATAGATACCACATGCCAGTAGATCCCAAGGACAAGTGCCACATGGACGAATTGGGCATACCGGTCAACCAAGTAAGATGGTGGGTGGAGGATCCTAGCACTGGGGAAAAGACCGATAAAGATGGAGTTGTAAAAATTGAATATCCAGAAGACTTTTTTGGGAGCTAAATGGGAGACTGCTGCGGACAACAGTTCAAACGAGGCCGGCCTGGGTTGGCGGCCGATCCTAGTCAACAGTGCTTTGTGGACTGCTGCGACAAGTCTTGTCCGCCCGAAAACTGCTGCGATAGCATAACCATACACTTCGAGTGCGGACCCAAGGAGCCTCCAGAATGCACTTGCGACTGCATTTTTAATGGATACAGCTTCGGCGGCGTGACATTCAAGAAACGAATGCTTCCCACACCAACCCCAATTACAACCCCTGGAGGGGGGTCGTCGCCATGATTGAAAATGAATGGCTAAAAAATAAAGCCGAATTCTCGGCCCTTAATTGCAACATGACCGTATCTGTCACAATCCCGGCTGGGTATGCGGCAGATGTTTCAATAGAAGACGACATCAGTCCAGAAATATATGTAAATGTATCTGGGGTGGTCGGAACAGCAAGTTATACAGTTTCTAATATTGACCCCGATGCACTTCAACTTTGGGTCAATATTAGAAACTTTAGGTGCCTAGGCGGATCTTCGTTTGGCCTATCTTATGACCAGAGATTTTACAGAGATGTAGATTGCGGTGGAACAGTTTCTGTAACATATAACTCCGGTCCTGACATAGGCGGAGTACCAAGCATACCTTCTTGCTCAACGCCTACGCCTACACCTAGTAGAAGCCCTACACCTACCGCTACAGTCCCGCCCCCTACCCCTAGCAGAAGCCCAACGCCAAGCGTCACGGCAACCAGAACACCCACGCCAACGCCGAGCCGAAGCCCAAGCCCAACGCTCAGCGGCACAGTCACGCTCACGCCAACGCCGAGCCGAAGCCCAAGCCCAACGCTCAGCGGCACAGTCACGCCC